GAGCCGTCGTGCAAACTCGGCTTTTTTTATCCCAGCATCTTTTATGCACCAAGCAATGCGGTCATTAATGGTCTCCATTTTTGCGCCTCCTATCTGATACATATTAAAACACAAGCACAGAAATAAGTCAAGAAAAATATTCGCTGAGCGAAGAAAAAGTGTTGACATATTCGTTAAACTATGATAGTATATCGCTAGACGAAGATGGAGGTGAAAAAATGCCTGTAATTGATACCAGCAAACTGTCAGACGCCCAGACTGTGGCAAATAAGCTAACGGGCTTACCCAAAGAAGCCCTCCTTTATATCGCTGGATATGCGGAGGGGTGCCGGGACAAACCCACTCGGAAGCGCAGGAAAAAGGAGCGCACCAACGGAGAAAGCAAATCCCTCCAGTAATGGAGGCAGGAAATGGAAAAAGGAGGTGAGACCGATGGAATATGTCACCGAGCGTGTTGTGAATATAGCGGAATTGGAGGGGATGATTCTTTCCGCTTACCACAATATCTCTCAGCTGCGAGCGGAGATGGAAAAAGAAAACCCGTCGATGGTCCAGATCGACGAGCTTTCTAAAAAAATCCATTTGGAGTTGTTGCAGGCAAAAGACTTTGAATTTTGCATTGAACGGCGAAAGACGATTTTAACAGATTAAGGGTTCCTCACATCAATCTCTTTTGGAAAGTCAGCGAGATATGGGCATTTCTCAACGTCGCAAAACCTATATAAGCCAAGCCGTTTATCTTGCTTAATTCTTGGCCGATGAAGATTTTCTATAATCTCGCAAGTGGCAAAGGCAAATCGTGCTAGATATGGAGTGTTCGGGTCATCCGAATATATATACTTTGCTGTGATGCGGATGTCATCTAGCCATAGCGGGCACTTAACCGTCTTATAAACCAAAGTATAAAAAGAATTTGGCATAGTTGATTTCACCTCCTCCATACTCAGTATAGCACGGACAGAGGGAGGGGACAAGGACAGAAAACCGGACAGTGAATAGAAGGGGGTGAAAAAGATGGACAATCAGCAGATCAGAGAAACACTCGAAAATCAGCTGCAACTACTTTCCGAGCGTTCCAAAGGTTGTCTGTCAGACGGCGATCTGGCAAAGATTTCAGAAGCGATGATTAGTCTTTCGGAATGTATTTGGGGGAGTCAGCCTATTTTTGAATTACCCAACAACTTTGATAATCAACGCCGCGAGGATTGCGATAACAACGCCTTTGACGATACGAAGCGCGGCCCGAGATATATTTTTACGTTTCTCGGCTCTTTTCTGGGCGCACTCATCGGAATGTTTCTCGCAAGGCTTTTCCTATAAGGGAAATGAAAAGACGCTGGCAGGGGGTGCATGTCATATTTCAATGGATCGCTTTATTATTGTCTGTTATTGAAGTGTGTTACATATTTATCTGCGCTGTTTCAGATGAAGAAATAAGCGGCCTGCTTGTATCGCTACTCTCTTCCGCAACGATACTTTTTGTAGCATTACATTTTTCTGGGACATAAGCTTTTCGCATGTTAAACGAGCCCAATAGGAATAACTTAAAGTTTTCCCATTGCTAGTTGAAATTGATAGATCACGAACCATTTTTTCGGATTTTGAGTTTAAGTTTAACGAGGTTATGACATCAAAAAACAAGGAAATGTCATCTTTACCACAAAGACTGATAGCTAATAAAACAGATTCAGAAAAGCCAGAAAAGTCTTTTGCCATAAGTTTGGCTGTTTCCAAAATTTCCTTTTCAGCGACAGCTATTTCTTTTATCCATTCATTTTTCTGTTTTATGTGTTCCATTTTTTCTTGATGTCGGTTATTGAGGTAAACAGTTATAACTGGAGAAATGATTGCAACTGAAAGTGCAATCCAAGCTGGCCAATCTCCAAATTGCATAAAATTGCCTCCCTTCCCCGCCAGTATATCACGGCATAGCAGGTAGGACAACCGAATAAAGATACCCCGCCGCACTACCAGCATGACGGGAGCAACAGGAGATTGAAATGGCGGTTTTTAAAACGATTGTGTTTATAATCTATATTTTATGTGCAGCAGCCGCCACCCATTTTAAATATGAGAAAGAGAATGACGAGGCATTATGGTGGCTTGGGTGGGCTATCATTTTTTACATGACATTCGTTTCTTATGGATGGTGAGGAGGTGAAAGGATGGCCGATGTAAAACTCAATGTTACGCTGAACGGAGTAGATGAAGCTCAGCGTAAAGCAGAGCTGCTTGAGAACACAATAAAAAGGGCCATGTCGTTGGCGGGCGACCTGGCTGGATTACTCAAGGATTTATCAGTTGAAGTTAGAGGTAAAACCGATGAATAGCTTTAAAGTAACAAAAGATCACCGTATTTTACTGAATGACGTGGAGATTGATCATGTTCTTGGCTTTGATTTTCACATTGAAGCAGGAGAAGACCCGGAAGTTGTTCTGCGATTCTTGGCGTCAAACATTGATATTGATGATTACAGAGACTACTGATACAAGAGCTAGGCGAAAGGAACAATAAAAAGCGGGCTGCCTCTGGCGGAAACAGAGGACAGCCCATGACACCACGTAAGGAAGCTACGAGGTATCGGAGACAGTATAACACATCCTCCGGCCTCTGGCAAGAATAGGAGGATATTTTTGTGAACGAAAAAGACAGTATCAAAGACCTGGAAGCCCAGGCGCGAAACACGAAGCACCTGATGGACAAGCTCAACCGTGCAGCGTATGGAATGACCTTTGACGAAGCAATCCGGCTGGGCAAAGAAAATCCCCCGCCGTGTTCGCAGCACGACGAGGGTAAGGATTGAGCAACCACGAACAATCCCTTTTACACTATATCACTTCCGAAGGGATTGGACAAGATGCAATCACATAAAATTTACCAAGTTCTTGAGGAGGTTAGTTTGCTATGGAAGAAAATCTGGATTGCTTTCAGAAAGCGCTGATTTACTTAAAGACAAAGCGTTTGGAGCAGCTAGGCGTTACAGCAGAAATTACTGTTACAAAGGTTGAGAAAGATGACAACGATTGAACTGGTTTTCGTTTTGATTGGAATAGGGACAGCCACAAGCTGGCTGTTCCGCCTAGTGGACAAGCTGGAGGGGCGGGCATGAAGCGACGGCTTACCCGCGAGGAGCGACGGCGGCGCAGTAATCGAACGCTGAGGATTCTTACATATCTTTGCTTCGTTGGGCTTCTGGCAATCTGGTTAATTGGATTCCTGGCGCTGAATGTGGATGCGGAGCCTCCGCGCCCGGAACACACAAAAGCCATCATGCCGGAGATCACATTGGACGAGCTGGAGGCCGCAGAGAATGAGCTTATTGAGGCCGCGCTGTTGGCCCGCTCAACCAAGCTGGAGGACGTGACCATCACCTTCTACTGCTGCGAGGAGCGCCCACACATCTGCGGGACAGGCTCCGGCATCACTGCCAGCGGACGGCGTGTGACTCCGTATGTTAGCTGTGCTGTAGACCCTGCCGTGATTCCACTGGGCAGCACCATCATGATCGCGCACAACGGCGAAATGTTGTATCTGCGGGCGGACGATACCGGCCCTGCTATCCGGGGAAATCGTATAGATTTGGCAGTCCAGGGGCACCAAGAGGCCTTATCACTGGGTGTGAAAACGGCTGATATTTGGTGGTGCGAGGAATGAGCCTGATTGAGGATTCGGTTTCCGCACGTAAAGCCCATATGACCTACGGGCAATGGAAATTGCTTCACCCTGGAGACCCACCGCCAAGAAAAGGACATCCATCAATTGGAACCCGGTACTGTGAGGTGTGCGGCGCAGTTCTTCGCCCCCGTCAGCACCACTTTTGCAGTGCGGATTGCCGGGACGTCGCAACTAAACGAAATAAGCGAAAGAAACCAACTTGAGGGGGAGATAAAACATGTACCGCTGCATGATCTGCGGGCTTGAATTCGATCATCCGCTTCTGGTCATACGTGATGAAATTGTGGATAGCGATGGAAACCGGGAGCGGCAAATCAAGGCTGTGTGCCCCTCCTGTTGGATGGGAGAACAATATTTTGAAAATACGGAGGAATCTTAAAATATGGCAGTCAAGAAACCAGCTGAATTGGATTTCAGCAACAAGAAATTTATGATGATTATCAGCGGCCAACCCGGCCTGGGAAAGACTACGCTGGCGCTGTCAGCCCCCAAACCGTTCCTGTTTGATACAGATAACGGAATTGCCCGCGTCAAAGCGGAACACCGCTGTGTAACTTCCACCACGGCATCCTATGAAGAGCTGTTGGAGGACATGAGCAGCGAAGAATACAAAGCTGCTGAGACCATCATCATTGATACCGGCGGCACCCTTGTTCAGCTGATGAAGTCGTGGGCCAGAAAACAGGACGCTAAAGCGGCAAAGGACGGCAGGGCTATGTACGGCGTGATCAAGACGGAGTTTGACCGGCTGTGCTGGCAAATCCGCAATCAGGATAAAAAACATTTGGTAGTCGTTTTCCATACTACTGAGCAGGCAAAAGGAGAATCCGTTCAAACCCGCATTTCCTGCGAGGGGTCCACAAAGGATATTGTCTGGACGCCAGCCGATTTTGGGGGCCATATGTTCATGATGGGCAGCAAGCGTGTCATTGGATTTACGCCTACAGAAGAATATTTTGCGAAAGGGTGCTTCGGTGTCTCCGGCGTCATGGAGGTTCCTATTCTGAAAGACGGACAGGCCAATACTTTTTTGACAGACCTTTTCAAATCCGCACAGGCAAGCATTGATTTGGAAATGGAGCGGTACAGTGAAGAAAAGGCGGCGTATGCGGCGGCGATGGAAACTGGCTTTGCCGCAATTGCCGCTGTGGAAGACCCGGAAAGTGCTAAAACGGCCCAGGACGCGATTGAAGGAATTGCCCACGCGCTGACCAGCCAGGCGGAACTCCGCGCCGCGTTTAGGCGCCGCTTGAAAGAGGCCGGTTTGAAATGGGACAAGGAGGCAGGCGCCTATGTCGTATTGGCTGACACAAAGTCTGCTAAGTAGCTGGCGGTACTGGATGGAGGCGGGGGACGCTCAGGCGGACCAGGCCAGAGAGGCGTTTTGCTCTTCACTTCGCCGGGAAAAGCAGCCCAAAACGGACGCCATGCTGCGGGGCATCCGGTTTGAGGATGCGATCAACCGTGTGGTGGCCGGGAAGACTGCAGAACTGTCGGATGAGTACACGGAAAAAGCCGTCAGGCGGTTTTCACGCCTTTGCATGGGCGGACAGCCGCAGGTACCTATATCCGGAAACCTGTTTGTCAGCGGGCTTGATTTAACACTTTATGGCGTCTGCGACTACGTGAAGGCTGGAATCATCTATGACATCAAGCGTGTTTCCCGCTACGAATACGGAAAGTATCAGACAAGCCCACAGCATCCCCTGTATTTACATCTGCTTCCCAAAGCTACACGGTTTGATTACCTGATCTTTGACGGAAGATTCTGCTATCGGGAGACATACCGTCGGGGAGACTTCCCGCCGATTGAAACGACGGTGGATAGATTCATCCAGTCCTTGCGGGAAGCGAATCTGCTGGACGATTATAAGACGTATTGGAATATGAACGAAACAAGGGAGGAATTGATTCATGGCCTTTAGAAGTGTAGAAAACGACAACGAGCTGATGAAAGAAGGAGAATACGAGGTTTATGTGAAAGACTGCTGCCGAAGCGAAACGCAAAGCCACATCCCAGTCATCAAATTTGAGTTTGTCGTCCGGGCGGATTCCGGTATTGAGCAGGCATATAAAAACAAGCATGTGTTTAAGAACTTTTTTCCGGATGAAGAGACCGGTAACTTCCCGGAGGAAAAGATCGGAAAGTATGCTAATGCGCTTGGCATTCCAAAGGGTCAGGAATTTGAGCTGGATGATCTGATTGGAAGAAACTGTGTGATCGTCATTAAACATTATACCAATGAAAAGACCGGTGAGAAAAAGGACTGTATCTTTTATACAAAGACCAGCAAAGCGGAGCCGTACATGAACACAACGCCAGTTGGAGGACAGGATTTCGCAGATATTTCAGAGGAAGATGGCGAGCTGCCGTTTTAAGGCGGTGGGCATGTGAGACGTGAACAATTTACTTTTTACCGCAGTTACTATGAGGCATTGAAGAACCTGCCAAAAAGAGACCAGACAGCGGTGTTGATGGCGGTCATTGGCTATGCTCTTGACGAAACAGAACCAGCCCTGTCCGGAGTTCCTCTTTCCGTTTTTACGTTGATTCGCCCAACGCTGGACAGTGGAAGGAACAAAGCAAAAAACCGCATGAACAAACGAGGAACAAACGAAGGCCAAAGCGAGAACAAACAGGAAACAAATCAGGAACAAACACGTAAAGAGGGAGAGAAAGAGAAGGAGAAAGAGGGGGAGAGTGAGATAGAGGTAGAGGGAGAGAACGATAGTTCTCTCCCCCCACCCCCCCTCTCCGGGGGGAGATCGAAACGGTTTGTCCCTCCCACCGTGGAGGAAGTTCAAACATACTGCCGGGAACGAAACAACGGAATAGATGCCGCTGCCTTCATAGACTTCTATGCTGCCAGGGGGTGGAAGTATGGGCAAGGCCGACCGATGGTGGACTGGAAAGCGGCTGTCCGAACTTGGGAGTCCCGAGAGAAAAAGCAGGAAAATGGCGGAAATATCTTCCTGAAAATGTTGGAGGAACAGGAATGAATCAAACAGAAACCTTGCAGATTATGGCCGTTCTCCGCGGTGCATATCCGGCATTTTACCGGGATATGGTGCGAAAAGATGCAGAAAGTGTAGTCGCTCTATGGACGGAGATGTTTGCGGAGGAAGATGTTGCGATTGTGGCCGCTGCGGTTAAAGCGTTGATTGCAACGGATGATAAGGGTTTCCCTCCGCACATCGGGGCTGTCAAAGCTAAGGTCCGGCAGATCACACAGCCAGCCGGGATGACGGCGCAAGAAGCCTGGAACCTTGTGGCAAGGGCCATTCGTAACAGCGGCTATGAGAGCCGGAAGGAGTACGACAATCTTCCGCCAGACATCCAGAGACTAGTTGGTTCCCCTGAACAGCTCCGGGACTGGGCTATGATGGACAGCAGCACGGTGCATAGCGTGGTTGCATCTAATTTCCAACGAGCTTTTACAGCGAGGCAAAAGGCAGACCATGATTACAAGGCACTGCCCAGGGATGTGCAGGAACTTGTCGGAACTATGGCAGAGAGGATGGCGCTGCATGACTAAAACGATCAACAGCAAGCGCAAGGGAAAAGAGGGAGAGCTGCGTCTGGTCCACTTCCTGCGAGAGCAGGGCTATGAGTGCCGCAGAACAGCGCAGTACTGCGGAAAAACCGGAGAGGCAGCGGACGTGATCGGGCTTCCGGGCCTCCATATCGAGTGCAAGGCCGTTGAACGGCTGAATGTTCGGGAGGCATTGAAGCAAGCTGTCAGGGACGCGGTTGCCTCTTTGATTCCCGTGGTATTTCACAGGCACAGCCGGGAGGAGTGGCTTGTAACGCTCCGGGCAGAGGATTTCATGACCATTTACCGGGAGTGGGAGGCTGGACGACATGAAAAGTAAAACGCTTCTGCGCGTGGTGGAAATGGCGCGGAGCGGATGCACAGACAGAGAGATCGGGAAAGCGGTGGGCGCTGCCCCATCGACGGTCAGCTACCACAGGAAGAAAGCCGGAATCGAGAGGGCCCGCGGTCAAACATACCACACTCTGTACACGCTCTATGACCGGGATGGGCAGTACCTGTTTGAAGGCAGCGTGAAGGAATGCGCAAATTTCCTGGAAATTCAGGAGCACACGGTCCGGGAATATCTGTCCAGATTCCGCGCCGGAAGGAAAACGCCTGTTGAGATTTACGCAGAGCCAGTCAGGAGGATGAGATGACAGACGAAAGGCGCGCCCTGCTGGGCGACCGCGAGGCAAGTAAAAGACTGAGCGAGGCGGGGGTGCTGGTACCATGCCCGTTCTGCAAAGGCGAGGTACGCAGAGTAATTGGCTTTGGTGGGCTGAATTTTTTCAAGTGCAGGAAATGCGGGGCGGTGGTGAGCTTTGACAACGACTATTTCAATGAGCACCCGAATGAAGCCCGCCTCGCCTGGAACACCAAAGCCCAGGTTCTGAGCTCTGAGGAGATGGAGAAAATCTATGGAAAAGAAAATTCTTGATGTGACCTGTGGAGCAAGGTCTATCTGGTTTGACAAGCACCATCCGGCGACGGTCTACTGTGATAAGCGTCGGGAGCAGTACCATCATCTTTGGAAGAACGCCAGTAACTGTATGCTGGACATCAATCCTGATGTGGTATGTGATTTTACAAACCTGCCGTTCACAGATAACTCATTCCATCTGGTGGTATTTGACCCGCCCCATCTGACCGGGGCGAAAGAGACGGCTTGGCTCGTCAAGAAATATGGAAAACTGGACGAGAGCTGGCCGAAGATGCTCCATGACGGTTTCAGGGAGTGTATGCGAGTGCTTAAACCGGATGGGGTGCTTATCTTTAAGTGGTCTGAGTATGACATTCCGGCGGCGGATGTTTGGAAAGCCATTGGGCAAAAACCTCTATTTGGGCATCACAGCGGGAAGCAAAGCCGTACTTTCTGGGCGTGCTTTATGAAGTTGGAGGAGATGGAGATGCTGGAGGGGATGGAATGAAGAACCCAGGAGAATATGTTGACATTGGGGACCCAGCCTTGCAAGTCAGAACAGACGAGGATGGAAACACTGTAGCCTCTGCAACGATACAGGCGGTTGTCCTCTGGAAAGAAGATATCAAAAACCACATCATGGACGAGATCATCAAGATGTGCAAGGAGCACGGAATTACGGACCTGTATGTGCTGAACCGGGATTTCATCCTGTCGGCTATCAAGGAGAAGATGGAAAAGGAGGCCCACCAATGACGCGGGAAGAAGCGATTAAGGTCTTGAACAATTTTCCGATAGATTTTCGGAACTCTGGAGGCTTTGAAGCGATGGAAGCCTTGAAAATTGCTATCTTAGCCCTCCGCCCCGTCAGCCGGGAGAAGGTGAAAAAGGCCGAGTGGATATGGAGCACAGGAGACGTATATAGTTGCTCATCCTGCGGCGAGAAAACGCATGTAGACGAGTGCATGGAAAGCCCGATATATAACTTTTGCCCGTTTTGCATGGCTCCCATGACGGACGAGGCAGTGGAGATGGTGATGGAGAGATTGGAGGCGCTGAAAGATGGCAAGGGCGATTGATGTTGTGCAGGTCAAAGCAGAGATAGCAGCTGAAAAACTGGCTGTCATTATTGAAAATGGGAGCGTTTTGCTAAAAGATATGCAAAGCGGCGAGGCGGTTAAAATTGCCACCCTCACCCCGCCGAACGAGCCGCTGATATGCGATGGGTGTCTATGGGCGGAAATGGGGGCACTTGAGAAATGCTCGTCTTGTATGAGAGACAAAAAAGATAATTACTACCGCCGCCCGCAGGAGGGAGAGGAAAAAACACATGACGAACGCACAGAAAATCCGGGCCATGAGCGACGAGGAGTTGCGGACATTTTCCTCAGAGCTGACTTTTGTAAGTGTTGTGAGCATGAAAAAGACGGAGTATGTAATTACATCTGTGCTTATCCAAACATTCCGCTTTATGAAGGGTGCAAGCAAGCTGCATTGAAGTGGATGAAGCAGCCAGCAGAGGAGTACACCTGATGGACTACGAAAAGCTTGTGGCTGACTTAAGAGATTGGTTGCCACCGGAAAGTGAGAAAATCCCATACGGAGAACTAGTCGGCGCGCCATATCCATACAACCTGCAAGGTCCATTGGTGTATTCTGATGAGGTATGTAACTTAGTGGAAGAAGCTGCGGATGCTATCACTGCCCTGTTGGATGAAAACGCTAGACTGAAAAACAGGAAATCAATGTGGAGGAAACTGTTGGAGGCGGTTAAAAGCGCCTTTGGCTGGGGGGACAAAGGAGAAGAGAACCATGATGGACTACGAAAAGCTGATTGAGCAATTAAAACAAAAAGACGGGCTGTGGTGTTCTGTGCCTACAGGAGAAAAACTTGTCACTGACGCTGCCGAAGCCTTCGCCGCCCAGCTGGCCGAAAACGCCCAACTGCGGGACGAACTAGAGCAGGCTAAGGCAGAGATCATCCGTTTGAAATACTACGAGGACAAATGCCACGACTGTCCCATCGTCTGTGCCAAAACGGAAATCATCAAGGCGCACGAGGAGTTGGAGCAGATCCAGTCCGAAAACGACCGCCTGCGAAAAGAGCGGGATGCGGCGGTGGAGAACATCCCGCACGAATGCAAAACCTGTTTATATCACACGGTATCTTTTAACGGCTGTACGCCTGACCATGATTGTAGTAACCCGGATGGCGGTTGCTCAAACAACTATGACAGATGGGTATGGCGCGGCATTAAGGAGGATTGACATGGAACGGTTGACAGAGGTTATTACAGACGTATTTGGGAAAACAAGAGTAGTTCTGTCAGAACCTTCCAAGAATTCGATTTGTAACGGATGCCTTTTTCCAAGTGAATGTGATCGCTGTAGCTTATGCAAGGCGATTAAAAAGTTAAATGACATTGAGAACATCCTGGGCGACAAGTACGACCTGGACCAACTCCGGAAGCTGGTAGAGGGTGACTGGGAGAGGTGAGCATGGAAAGATATACGTACTTTGACGGCGGGAAATGGCGGCTCAAAATTGGTGACACCGAATATAGCGGAGAAGTCGTTGACCGCCTCGCCGCTTACGAGGAAACTGGCTTGGAGCCGGAGCGCATAGAGTTATTGATCCCCGCCGACGACGTTGCGGAGGTGAGGCACGGAAGATGGATTTTTGATCCAGGAAAAATCCCGTATTGTTCGGAGTGCAAAGAGTACAGCGACGATGGAGACAAGGGCGCTACTTTCTGCCCGTGGTGCGGCGCTCGCATGGGAAAGGAGGACGAGCATGAGGCTGATTGAAGGGCGGTCATTCTATAAAGAGCCGTGGTACGGCAGCTATCATGCCATGATGGACAGATGCTATCGAGAGAAAGCAAAGAACTATCCGATGTATGGCGGTAGAGGTATTAGCGTCTGCGAAGAATGGCATGACATTGAAGCCTTCGAGAAGTGGGCGGAGCAATCTGGATTCCAAAGCGGTCTTACCTTGGAGCGTAAAAATGTCAATGGAGACTATTGCCCGGAAAACTGCAAATGGGCAACGAAAAAAGAACAAGCCAACAACCGAAGAAACACGGTGTATTTGGAATTTGATGGAGAATGTCACACTGTTAGCGAGTGGGCAAATATTCTCGGTATTAACAGAAGTACATTGAATAACCGTGTCCATAGAGGATGGCCTGTTGAAAAGGCGCTTGGAAGGGGGAATTATCGTGTCTCGGCTGATTGATGCTGATAATTTAGATTTCACATTTGATAGGCGTTGTTTTTCGGAGGGTGATACCCAGTATGTGCGCGGAGTGGACGATGCCATTGGGGTGGTAAACAACGCCCCCACCATCGACGCCGTGCCTGTGGTCAGATGCCGGGAGTGCAAGTTTTACCGGGAGTTCCGCACCAAACGGCACCACCAGATTATGCGGATGTGCTACCGGATGGGCAAGCATGATATGGAATACCCGGTCAAGCCAGACAATTTCTGTTCCTACGGCCAGCGAAAGGAGGCCGACCATGAAGTTTCGGAACTTTGAGACGGGGGAACAAAGGAACCTAGATAGCGCATTCTGCAATTTCTGCATAAAACATAGTTGTTATGCGTGCGCTTTAAATAAAGAAAAAAACGGGATGAATTGTTTCAGGTGGGCTAAATTGAACCCCCACGAAGCTGCCCGCCTGATGGGCTATGAGGTGGTGGAGGATGAACCGTCCGGGAATCGCGGGCAGTTAGAATATGGAAACGCCGTGGAGGGTATGTGCTGCGACTGTGCTCATGGCGGCCCCTGCTGCTCTTGGGACGAAAACGAGGATTGCCACCACAGGAAAGAGGACGGAAGCTGCTGGGTGCCACATACAAAGGAGGAGGCCAACATGGAAAAGCCGCTGAAGGACTGGACGCTGGGAGAACTGAAAGAGTGGTGCTATCAATACAGAAAGGCTCACACAGACAAGCCGTGCGAACAGACCTGCCCTATCTATCAGAGATGGATTTGCTGTCGTGAATGGGTACATGAGTGGGATTTGGAGGAAAAGCCCCGCTGGACGGAGCAGGAGGTGGAGAGGGCGAAGGCGATCAAACTTATTTATCCAAATGCTGAAAAACTGGAATTAATACCATGTGCTATTCGTGTTTACACGGATATTGGGGCAATAGCCTATCTGCATACTGACCTATTTCCAAGCATGAAAAATGGACAAATTTCCACCCTTGACGAGATCATCGGAGGTGAAACGAAGTGACTAAAGAAGAATACGAAAAGAAAATTGCGGCATTGGAACCACTGGACGATGAGAAGCGGAAAAGCGTGACCTGTGCGCTCCTTGGGCATAGCCATATTACCACAGGTTTCTTCGGGTATGTCTACTGTGCACGGTGTGGAGAACAAATTGGGGATGTTCTGGGCGGCTGTTTTTATGACCCACTGGAAGTCCGTGTAGGTCATAACTGCCCGATATGCAGAGCCAACTATGAGAAATTGGGATGGGAGGACAAAATCCTGACCCCTGACCCGTTTGCGGATGAGAACGGCGGAGGTGCCCAATGAGCGAAGTCATCATTACCAGAACATGGGGACATGAAGATGACCAGCAGGCAAAAGCCGACGCGGGGAAGCCTCGCCCCACGCTGGTCCCTGTCTCCCTGATCGAGGCTGTGACGGCGGTCCGAATGTACGGGAACGAAAAGTACCACGACCCGGAGAATTGGCGGCAGGTGGAGCCGCAGCGATATCAGGATGCTTTGTACCGGCACTGGCTGTCCTATCTCAAGGGGGAGCAATGCGATCCGGAAAGCGGCCTGCCTCACCTGTGGCATCTGGCTTGTAATGCGGCATTTTTGATTGAGATGGAGGGCAAAGAATGAGAGATATCCTTTTCAAAGCCAAGCGGCTGGATAATAGAGAGGTGCTATATGCAGACACATGGGTATCATGGAACTGTTGTTTATCAACTGTGGGGAAAGATTTTAATTGGGCATGAAAGAGCAACTAATAAAAGCTATAAGTGGTATTACGTGAATCGCAACCTCCACGACGGGGAGGGCGGACAGTGTGAGTGAGTGGATCAGCGTCAAGGAGAGGCTGCCGGAAAAGGATGGATGGTATTTGGTCTATGCCCCTAGATATTGGGGTAACAGCAAAATTTATGGACTTGATGGCCTTGCATATTCCAACTTTAAACACAACTACAAAGATCACTGGGGAATCGAAAGAGGAACGGGGAGAGGATGGCCTGGGATTGTCACCCACTGGATGCACCTCCCCGAACCACCAAAGGAGAATCAGCAGCATGAGTAAAAAAGTCAATCCCCGCAGACAACCGGCGTCAAAGGCAGATGTAAAACGTGCTGAGCTTCGTGGGCGGGATGATGGCATCAAATTCGCAAGCGCTCTATTTTTGATGGCCCTGCGCGATAAGGAGGGCTTTGATCCGGAAGCTCTGCAAAAGGTCTGGAAAGAGGTTGGAGACTTGGCGGACAGCATTGCGGAAGGCTATTGCAGCATCGAGGATTTACATACCGTCTTAGAGTCTGAAGCGGGCGCTAGAATTGTGGGAGGGATAGCCACATGACCGAATGGTGTCTTGCCCATCCGTGGATGACCTTTTTCTTGCTGACTTTTGCTCTGCTCGTCATCGACGAAATAGTATGCGCGATTGCGAATGCCATTGCAAGCAAGAACAGAGACAAGCATGAGGAGGGATAGCCCTTGAATGAGTTCCAGGATAGGCTGAGGAGGCTGAGGGAAAGTATGCGGCCAGTTCGGAGTATGACAGTTACATCACAGCTGATGGGGCTAAGCCCTGATGCCTTACGAAAATATGAGAGAGGAGAAGTTGAGCCTAAAATGACAGCTCTAAAGTTGATTGCAGCATATTATCACATCAGCCTAGACGAGCTTTGCAAAATGGAGGAAGATTAGACCATAAACTTTCATAATCTCATAGAAAAAATAGCGAATTCATAAAGTTTTATGAGTGAGCGGAAATATGTATGCGAAAATGGGAGTGTGGGGGCGTATCTCTGCACTCCCACTCCTTTTCCTCTCTGCCCGGGGGTTCACCTCCGCCTCCGGGCCTCCTATGCCCTTGTAGCTCAGTAGGAAGAGCGGCCCAGGAATATGGGTGATTGAAGCGTCGCCGGTTCGAGTCCGGCCGGGGGCTTGGCAACCCGCACCTTTCGCGGTAGCCAACTTAGACCGCCCCCTTGTGAAACCTCCCCACAATCCGGGGATAGGTGTGTAACCTGGGGGTAATGCGCAGGGAGTGCCTTTCGAGGCTGGCCCTGCAAAGCAGACCGCTCCAAAGGCCACGGAGCTGACTGTGGAAAGACACTATACTGGCGAATCGGGGCCGCGTATCTTACCAGTGAAATCACCAGCGGCCTGCCAGTAGCCATAGCTGGCCGACTCCGGGCGGAATGGCAGCCTTTGAGAGTCAAGTGTGCCGACACGGAGAAAGCGGCTGCGCCCGGCGGAGCGTGTAGAGACGGAATCCGCCCCAGTGGACCGGCCCAGCGGCATTGTGACGCTGTATTCTAGATGGCTGGACCACGAAGCGCTGTCCCGCTGAAAACTGCATTTGCCGCTGAAAGGCTTCGTGCTACTGACCATATTGGATTTGGCTGCGGCGATGGGCAGATGTGTGACAATTAAGCGGAAAGCGCACATATACGGGTGTAGCTCAATGGAGAGCGCCGGCCTCCAAAACCGGAGGTTGGGGGAACAGAGCCTTCCACCCGTTCCAGGGCGCAAGTCCTTACAGAATTTCTTGGTGAAAGGCAAGTGAGAAAAGCCGAAAAACTCACAGCTCCCCCGCAAAGGGGGATATGCCGCCCCGCAGTTGCACGAGACGGGGGCGGGACTAATGGGAGGAAACGCATGGCGGGGTAATCTCCCACCGCCTCTCGAAAAATGGTTGAATACCGGGGATAGGCCGACGGGCCGAAAAGGGAGGTGCCACCTTACTCCTCTTCCCCGGGTCAACATAAATGGTGGAAACGAAATTTAAGAAAGGGTGGTTTTTTATGGATGAATTGAAACTTATCAAATCCGAATCTTTCGGAAACGTGGAATGTGATTTTTATGGGGACGGAAGAGAAACGTGGATGACTAGAGAACAAATCGGGGTGGCGCTGGAATACAGTGATCCGCGTGTTGCGATTGCTAAAATTCATGCAAAAAGGAAAGACCGTTTGGACAGATTTTCAGTTGTTACCAAACTGGTATCAACTGACGGGAAGTCTTATAACACAACCCTTTATAACCGCAAAGGCATCATGGAGATTTGCCGGCACAGCGATCAGCCAAAAGCCGATGCATTTATGGACTTCTGCTGGGAAGTCATGGATAGTCTCATGACGGGGAAAACGAAGCTGGTTGGCATGACGGAGTATCAGCAGATGATGGCTGAGACTCGTCGCAGAAATGCCCGTGTTCAATCCGCCCGCATTTTGACACAGCTTGCAAAGCGGTACCATGGAACTACATACGAACAGGTGCTGAACGCTCACGCCACAAAGGAGCTGACCGGAGAATATCTGCTGCCTCTTCCAAGATTGGAAACTAAGACATATAGTGCTGGAGAGATTGGGGAGATTCTTGGAATCAGCGGGAATAAAGTTGGAGCGATTGCAAACCAAAATGGATTAAAAAACGATAAGTATGGGCAGTGGTTTAAGGATAAGGCCAAGTGGAGCAACAAAGAGGTACCGGCATTTCGTTACTATGATAATGTAATTCCTGTACTACGTAAAATTTTAGACCAAGAAAAAATCTGACCGAGAGGTGGTGAGCCCATTGTGGCAAAAGGGAAGTATCAACGCTGGTTGGAGCCGGATGGGCTTACCCTTTTAGAGGGCTGGGCTAGGGATGGTCTGACTGACGAGCAGATAGCCCACAACATGGGAATCAGTACGGCGACCTTGTACGACTGGAAGAATAAGTTTCAAGATATTTCCGAGGCCCTAAAAAAGGGAAAAGAAGTTGTAGACATCCAAGTGGAAAACGCCCTTCTAAAGCGAGCACTTGGATATGACTACCAAGAACAGCGGATTGAAAAGTCAGATAAAGACGGAATGAAGGTCATACAAACAATCCGCCATGTCCCGGCAGACACCACAGCGCAAATCTTTTGGCTAAAGAACCGTCGACCGAACAAGTGGCGGGACAAACCAGAGGTTCCGGGCGACACTGACATGCTTAAGAAAGCGCGGGAGCTGTTGGAGGGAATTCCAAGTGCCATTGACTGAAAAGCAACTGGAATATCTGCAAAACTGCAACCACCGCTGGAATGTCAAAACGGGCGCTACTGGCAGCGGGAAATCGTTTCTGGATTTCACAGTTACCATTCCAAAGAGAATTGTAGCAGCAAGAGGCGAGGGACTTTTGGTTCTGCTTGGAAATACCAGGGGGACGCTCGAAAGAAACATCTTGGAGCCTATGCGGCAGTGGTGGCCTGGGCAGATCGGAATTATCCGTAGCGATAACACTGTGGAACTGTTCGGGAAAAAGGTTTATGCCCTTGGAGCAGACAACAAAAAGCATGTCTCGCGTATACAGGGCGCAACTTTCGAGTACGTCTACGGCGATGAGGTGACGACTTGGAGCGAGGACGTATTTCAGATGCTTAAAAGCCGCCTGCGCTGTGAGCACTCACATTTTGACGGAACCTGCAACCCGGACAACCCGGAGCACTGGTTTAAGAAATTCCTTGACAGCGACGCTGACATATATCAGCAGCCTTATGTGATCGACGATGGCGTGCTCCCACCACATGTGGTGGAGGAGCTAAAGAAGGAATACGCCGGGACAGTCTATTATGATCGCTATATTCTTGGGCTGTGGAAACCCGCAGACGGCCTCGTTTATCCGATGTTTGACATGGACAAGCATGTTATTCGCGGAAACCCTGATGGACCTGGATTATATTATATCGCTATTGACTACGGTACAATGAATCCAACGGCGATGGGGCTGTGGCGCGTTTATCGCGGGGAGGCTGTCATGCTGAAGGAGTATTATTACGATGGTCGGGCGAAGAAAAAACAAAAGACCGATGAAGAATATTATCAGGACCTGGAGAATTTTGCGGATGGAAAGAAGATCGAACGTGTGATCGTTGACCCTTCTGCGGCAAGTTTCAAGGAGTGCATACATCGGCATGGGAAATTTGCCGTGTGGGATGCGGATAACTCTGTTTTGGATGGAATCCGGCTGACGGCAACTTTGCTGCAAACTGGACGGATCAAGTTTCACGAGAGCTGCGAGAATACGTTCCAGGAATTTCAATCCTACATGTGGGATGGAGATGCCGGGGAAGACAAAGTCATTAAAGAGTCAGATCACTCAATGGACCAGATGCGCTATTTTTGTAACACCATTATGTGGAGAGAGATCGCATGAGTGTTTTTGTCGGCTGGTTGGGCCGCTTGAAAAACTTCATATTTCCGCAGGCGGTGACTCAGCGGGAGTTTGGCGTTAAGCCTGCCACGGGACAGACAATGGAGCGGAACATCAACCTGTGGTTTGCTATGTATGTCAACCGACCGCCCTGGGCGGTTCCTCCTGTGGTTCCGATGGGCCTGCCAGCAGCGATCTGTAGAGAGATTGCCCGCCCGACGCTGGCGGAACTCACAGTAAGTATTGCGGGCAGTGCCAGGGCGGACTATCATAACGAGCAGTTTCAAGCAGCGCAAGAAAGGTTCCTACAGCAGCTTGAGCTTGGGCTTGCAACAGGTGGTATTGCGCTGAAACCGTATGTTTATGGGAACCGTATTTTGGTGGACGGAACTAGCGCGGCATCGTTTCAGCCCACAAAATTTGATGCTTCTGGTACCTGTGTTGGAGGCGTGTTCCGTGAAAAAGCACAAGCCAATGATAAATACTATGTCCGGCTGGAATACCACAACTTAGAGGGTACTACATATACCATCCAGAACAAAGCATACCGCAGCGACAGCAGCGGTTCCATGGGACCTGCAGCCGCTTTGAATGAGGTTCCGGATTGGGCGGATATCCCGCCAGAAGTCAAGATAGAAAACCTGGAAGGACCGCTCTTTGCCTATTTTAAGCCCCCGCAGTCAAACAATGTGGACACCGATGATAAAACCGGTGTGTCCGTATATGGAGGGTCCGCGGTAGACCTCATCCAAAGAGCGGACGAGCAGTGGGATTTGATCCGGTGGGAGTACAAGAGCGGCCAGAGAAAGATATTTATGGACGCTACAGAAACAGTAGCAAGGGACTTCGACAAACGCTTGTTTGAGATTGCTCCGTTCTCCAAGGACGGCAAGTTTTTTGAACAGTTTGAACCCTCTTTTCGGGACGAACCGCTTTATCGAGGGCTACAAAATATTCTGAAACAAATTGAGTTCCAGGTTGGCCTCTCTTATGGCACGCTGTCAGACCCACAAAGTGTTGAAAAGACGGCGACAGAGGTTCGCAACAGCAAACAGCGGATGTTTATCACTATCGATAGCATTCAAAAAGCGTTACAGCATACCTTTGACAGCCTGATCTATGCCATGGACGTGTATGCTACACTGTACAATCTGGCGCCTGCTGGAGGCTATGAAGTCACCTATTCTTGGGGAGACAGCGTTCTTGATGACGCTGACGCAAAGGAAAAGGAGCGGGCTAACGACCGGCAGGATGTTTCCATGGGCGTGATGAATGATTGGGAATACCGGGCAAAATGGTATGGAGAGGACGAGGCCACAGCCAAGAAAATGCTGCCGAAAATGGAGGACATGACGAACGAAGGAGAGAATGAGATTGAATGAGATACCCGTTTTCTCCAGAAGTTTTGGATGCGCTTCCGGAAGAATTAGCGGAGTTGTTCCGAAGCCTGGAAGAGACGCTCCTTGATGAAATATGCTCTCGGCTGAAACTGGCCGGAGAACTGAATGAGGTCACGGTGCAGGATATCCGGGCTCTGCGGTCACATGGAATTGGCCTAAAAGAGATAGAGAGGGCCATCCAGCGAACGGCCAATATCAGCGAGCAACGGCTCAATAGGCTGCTGGAGGACGTGGTGGAACGTAACCAGCGGTATTACAAAGAGGTCATAGACCTTGCGGGGATGACGGCTCCTGAGACATTGGTAAGTGCTATGGATATTGCCGCGATTACGGCGCAGGCACAGAGAGAGGTCAGCAACCTGACCCGATCCATGGGCTTTCTGGTGGACAGTGGGCGGACGATGCTGGCACCAGCCCGTGCTTATCAATGGGCGCTGGATAACGCGGAGATGCAGGTTATGAGCGGAGCAGTCAGCTATAACCAAGCTATTAGAAATACTGTTAAGCAGCTTGCAGACAGCGGCATCAAGATCGTGGCTTATGAGAGCGGACACCGAGACCAAATCGACGTAGCAGCCCGCCGAGCAGTGATGACGGGCGTCTCCCAGCTCTGCCAAAAATATGCGGAACAATCAATGGAATATTTGAATACAAATTTAGTTGAAGTTTCGGCCCATATAGGTGCACGGGATGTTGACGGGCCTATGGGGTGGGAAAACCATAAAAAATGGCAGGGAAAAATCTTCAAGTGGGAGAAAAAGTAACACCGGCGATTACTCGCCGATGTTAAACCCCCAATATTTCAGCTCGGCGGCCCTTCTTGCCGCCGCCGCATCTTCGAGTGTATAAAAAGTGCCAAGGTTTATTTTCCCTTGGTCAGTCGCTATTGATGCCCGATAGACAATAACACCGTCTTTCCTTAGACGTTCATATACTCCAGCAACGCCGGTTGTATTATTTTTCCTCGCTTTTCTGTTTCTCGAATTTTTCTTGTGGGTTGCCCATCGACAGTTCTCAGGAGAATATTCTTTATCTCCATCTATCCTATCAATCTCTAATCCATCTTTATATCCGCTTCTTATTGCCCAATCAACAAAAACATCAAAATCCTCCCACTCTGAGCAATAAAAAATGCCCTTTCCCTTATAGTACGCTTTGTTTGTTGCGTTTCCGTTACATCTTCGCCGCATTTCTGACCATGTATGGTACAAGCGGTTTGTATGTCGACGCAAAAAAAGAGGGGACTTGTTTTTATTACACTTTCCACAAAACGTACTTTTGCCTGAACGCAGAGCATCTCCAGATACATCCCGTTCAACGCCACAGTCACATTTACATCTCCACATAACTGGACGATTTCCGGGGGCAGATGATCGGAACAGAACAGTCCAATTCCCGAAATGCTTACCAGATAAATCAATAAGTTTGTTTGCCAAAGTATCATCTCCTATGTGGCCTATTATACCATGAAATCAGATAAAAAGCGATATAAAAATATATTTCACTTGCGCCGTATGGGGGGGTGATATGGATGGCAGATTATCCTGATTTTGCTGAAACGTGCGGGTATGGCTCTGTAACTGGAATACTTGGAGCTAACTGCCGCCATTAGCACAGCTTTCACCCATTTGTAGACGGCGTGATGGAGCGGACGTATACCGACAAAGAACTGGAACACATTGACGACGGGCATGATGTGGAGTTTGAGGGCAAACGTTATACAGCTTATGAAGCTACACAAAAGCAACGCCAGATCGAGCGGACCATCCGCAAGCTGAAGCGGGAACAGACTGCATATAAGGCGGCAGGGCTTGAAGAGGACGCCCAGACGGTGACAGCCCGCATCCGGCGTCTGAACAAGGAATACAGAGATTTTAGCGAAGCTGCGGGTTTGCCATTGCAGCGGGAAAGGATGCAGGTTACCTATACGGATATTGAATCCGAACAAACCGCCTCGGCACTCAAAGTGCAGCGTGATGCAGAAGCGCCAATCAGGCAGGCGATCCGCAACGGTGAATATCCATTAGAGATCAATCCGGAGAAACAGGCGCGGCATATGGCCGGCACTGCTACACCGGGCAGAAGCGTGATAACGGTTTCTGTGGAGGAGTTGCAAGCGATCATAAACGCGAAGGCAGGTAGCGGAAAAATCAATCTTACAGATGATTTTACAAAGTGGAAAAACACAGAAATTATTGATGCCGGAAAAGAAATTGGCTATACAGTTAACAGAAACGGTGATATAATAATTGCAAGAAGTATCAAAATCCATTACAGCAAAAGCGGTACGCATGGTGTTCCGTTTTCAGGGGGGTGGAAAAAATGATAATTAACGATCCCACGATTTACTTTGGGAAGAAAATTAAAGTTTTTTCCACAAGTGGACGTGTAACGACCGGGGAACTCTATGGGTATGACTACGATTTTGATGATGATGGAAATGAATTTCTGGAGTTCGATGTGGAGAATGAACACGGCTTGTTGATTGGATTTACGGAGGACGAGATTGAGCGCATCGAGATTATTGGATGAAAAAACAAACAAAGAAACTATTAAAGCGTGGGCCATAATTGGGGCCATTCTTGACCGCGGGAATGACGCGATTATTCGAAAAAAAGAAAGTGGATTTCTCATCATCGAGGAAAAGAAAAAAACAGTATATTGCTCCCCCGACCGATAGGGGCCGGGGAAGGACCGTTGGGGTCAACTACCGAGGATTTCTCGGTGGTTGACCCTTTTTCTTTTGACCGACCCGAAGTCGCTAAACTACGGGAGATTCAATTAAATTTGGCTATCCGCAAGCCTAAAAGTGCGGGGCGGTGGGTCACGGCAACGACCTAAAAAGCCTAGCCGCAAAGGAGAACGCATGAAAACAGAAGAACTGCTTGAAATTGGACTGACAGAGGAACAAGCGACAAAAGTTTTGGCGATCAACGGGAAAGACATTGAACGATACAAAAAGGCGGCAGATACAGCAAAGGCGGACCTTGAAGCGTCTCAGGAACAACTTTCACAGAGAGATGCGGATATTGAGAAGTTAAAAAAATCTGCCGGTGATGTGGATGGCATCAAGCAGCAGTTAGCTGACCTGCAGGCCAAGTACACCACGGAGACAGAGCAGTATCAGAAGCAGATTGCAGATCGTGACTATGCAGATGCTGTCAATCATGCGATTGCCGACAAGGGTGTAAAGTTCAGTTCTAAAGCCGCGGAAAAGGCGTTTGTTGCGGACCTTACCGCCAACCGCCTAACGCTCAAAAACGGGGCTCTGGAAGGGTTTGAAGATTACCTGAAGGCGCAGCAAGATAGCGACCCAGCTGCGTTCCAGGGGGACAAGCCTGCCCCGTCGTTTGCAAAGCCTGTTGGCCCTGGCGGGCCTCCTGCTCACGAGAGCAAAGGAGCCATGTACGCCAAGCAGTTCAATCAAATGTACGCAACCCAAAATACTACGAAGGAGTGAAACGAATGTCTCATTTTTACAGAGTGAATGGCACTTTTCGGCCGAACTTCCTGGAAAGCGAGGTTGGGCTTGTCCTGAAAACCTATCAGATTCCAGCTTCTATGGGCGTGGCGGATGAGTATGGAAACAAAATCGTTGCCGCCGGAACTGTGTTCCCGTCCAATGATGGGAGCGCCGCGGGTATCGTTTTTGACGATGTGGATGTCACCCACGGCGACCACGAAGGGAGCGTCATGCTGGCTGGCCGTGTTCTGAAAGAACGCCTGAATATCCAGAGCGCCGCCGAGACACCGCTGAAAGCGGCTGGGATTGTGTTTGTGGATGCGCCCGAAGTTACCAGGGGATATTGCCTGACCTATGAAAAGGACGATGGTACAGGCACGCCTCCGGTTGATACCCATGAATACCAGGAGGGCAGCTATGCTCCTGTATCAACCGATTATCCGCTGACTAAAGCGAGCAATACACAAACCGGATGGGCGCTCTCCAGCGGCGGGCCTGCGGTTACATCGGTCAAGATGACCAAGGATGCAAAACTCTATCCCGTCTGGACTTCCGCAGGCGTCTAACAAGGAGGATTGACAAATGGCTGATATTTTAACTTTGATTTCCGATGCTGAAAGACTGGACTTCTCTCAGAACCTGTCTGTTGCCCGCCCTGCATACCTAGGCGACCGGCTTTTCCCTGATCAGAAGACCGAAAACCTCAAGGCGGAATATATGCGTCTTGCCAATGGCGCTACCCTGCCTGTGATGGCTACCGTCCACGCCTTTGACACGGAGGCGGAAATCGGTTCCCGGCCTACCTTTGACAAGATGGAGGTCGAAAAGCTGCTGATCAAGCGCAAGATCAATCAGACCGAGCGCGTGCGGCTCCTGACTGAATCCGGCGTGTATGGCGATGAGGCTATCGTGCGCTATGTGTTTGATGATATGCGTCTGATGGCGGATGCAGTCAAGGTCCGAACCGAAGTTGCCAAGATGGATGTGCTTGCCACCGGCAAGATGAACATCAATGAGAATCGCCTTAAGATGACCGTTGATTATAAAGTTCCCAGTGAAAACCTGGCCTTCGATTTGGACATGTCCGCTGATGCTGATGTCATTGGTCAGATTCAAGCCATTGTGGACCAAGCCGCTGAGATGGGGTACACCATCAACGAGGCGATTACCTCTAACAAGGTAGTCCGTAAGTTAGCGACCAACAAGGGCATTCAGACCCTGATCTTTGGTTCTGTTGGACAGGGGACCTATGTTCCCAACGAGCGTCTACGCGGTTTGTTTTCGCAGCTCTTCGGATTTGGAACCATCACAACCTATGATCTGCGATATAAGACTCAGAAGGCGGACGGCACGGAGGCGACGCATCGCTTCTATCCGGAGGATAAGATCACTTTCACCGCAGTTCCGCAGGTGGGTGTGGGCTTGTGGGGCGTGTCTCCAGAAGAGGCGGAGTATGGACAATACAACGAAAAGTCCGCCGATCAGTACATCACCATCACCCAATGGGCGACGCCTGACCCTGTGGCGGTGTGGACGAAGGCAACTGGCTTGTTTATCCCGGTCCTTCCTGACCCCAACGGCCTGTTTGTGGCCTCTGTAAAGCCAGACGCTGCCTCGGGGGGTTAAATGAGCTGTTGAGCGCGGCTTCACTCTCCACGCCCGACTTCTCCAGCATGACTCGGGCAGAAATGCTTGATTATGCTGTGGAGAACGGCGTGGAGGGTGTCAACAGCTCCATGAAAAAGGCCGATATTTTAGCGGTACTCCGGAGGACGGCGCTATGATTTATGCGGGTTACGAGTTCTATTCGTATGTGTACTTCGGGAAATCTATTGAGCCATCTGATTTTCCGAGACTCGCGCTTCGGGCAAGCTCCTACCTTGACTGGTGTACGGCTGGAAGAGCCGCCAAACATGCAGACCTGGAAGCGGTAAAGATGGCGTGCTGCGCCCTTGCTGAGGACTACCAGACGATTGATTCCGCCAGGATGCTGGCAAACAGGAGCCTATCTTCTGCATCTGGAGACGGCGGAGAGCTGCAAAGTCAGACGGTTGGAAGCTGGTCCAAAACCTATCGTTCCGGAGGGTCAAGCGCCAAAGACGCGCTGAATGCGGCAGAAAGTGCACAAGGAGTTCTTATGGAGACGGCGAAAATGTATCTTGCTGGAACTGGGCTTTTGAAAGCAAAGGGGTACTACGCATGAGCATGTTTCCACATGTTGTTACACTCTATAACACGAAGAGTATAGAGCTGCCGGAAAACAAATTTGAGCCTACTTTGGTCAATCACATCACTGTTCTGCGTGGTGTACTCCTGGACGCCTCCAAGGGCGTTAATGTGAACAAGAGCGGCCTGGAAGGGGCGGACGCCGTTACCTTGTATATCCCGGTCAATGTTGATGCTGTGGATGGCTTAACAGGCAGAAAGAAGCGGTATGTCGGACCAAGAGAATTTTGGAATGCAGATGACAAGACCGGCCTGTGGACGCTCTCTGTAAGCCGCGACTGCTTTTTCGTTAAAGGGGAGGCCGTACACCCAGATTGGACGGTGCAGACCATCAAAGCGGCATATGATAACGTCTACGATGTGAGTAAGGTGGACTTCAAGGATTTTGGCGGAGATATGTCACACTTTCAAGTGGGAGGTGCTTGAAATGCTGAGACTCACGGTACACACCAAAGGCCTGGAGGAAATCAAGGATAAATTGATGCAAGCATCTTCAAAAGCTGAACACACTCTTGCTATTCAAATCCGTAAGGACACGTCTCCTTACGTGCCTGCGTTAACCGGAGACTTGGATAGGAGAACAAAAGTAGACGGGTCTCGCATTATATATCCAGGGCCAGAATCCAGGATGCTATATTACGGGAAATTGATGGTTGATCCCGAGACGGGAAGCAGCTACGCGCCAAAAGGCGGCACAAAGGTGGTCACAGATAAGGACCTGGTTTTTAACAAATCGATGCACGCACAGGCGCAATCCCATTGGTTCGAGGCTAGCAAGTCAGAAAACCTTGAGAAGTGGGTGCGAGTAGCAGACAAGGCGGTGAAGAATGATCTCTGATAAAAAAGAACGGCCTAAGGTGCTGGCTGCGGCGGAAGAGGTTCAAACAATTTCCCGCTCTATGCTGGTTTGGGCCAATACCTTTCCGGACAAGCCTGTTGCCATCATTAACTATGAATTTTTAGATGTGGACATGGCAAAGCCCGCTGAGGTAGGAATGACTCTCTCCACGATTCCGGGAACTTACATTACAAGCAAATACATTCTGGGCGGATATCAAGCGGAATATCAGTTTGAAATGCTCTATCGAATCAAACCGGGAGACAGCATAGATGCACGATTAGAAGCTGTCGAGCTGTTGAACAGATTCGGAGACTGGGCCATAACGAATAAACCGGAGCTTGGAGAGGGAATCCGCGCACTGAGAGTGGAGCCTACCACACAGGCCGCAAAGCTGGCCGCACTTGAAAACGGCTATGAAGATTATCAAATTTTAATGCGCCTGACTTATGAAGTCGGAGTTTGAAAGGAGAGAAACCAATGCCCGATATGGAATTTAATACGACAGCCGGTCAAACGGTAGACCGTGAGCTTTTGGTGGCGTATCTCAATACGGGGGACAGTTCTACACCTGTTTGGAGCCCCCTGGGGACCCGTGTCACAGACAGTTCTATGGAATACGATTGGCAGGAGGACTCTACAAAAGATATCCTTGGGACCACCAGAACCAGCATGAAAAAGCCGATCATCACGCAGAGCTTTGACCCCAGTGAGTTGGATGCAGGAGACCCCGCCATCACAAAGATTTGGAATTTAGCGGTCAGAGAGCAAAATGCTGCTGCTCTTGCAAACCAGGACATGTTGATTGTACACCTTTATGCTGGCACAGCTCAAACCGCTGCGTTTGCGGAGCGATATTCCGCCTGTATGGTTAAGCCGTCCAGCCTGGGCGGGGAGGGCGGCGGCTCTGTTGGAATGCCCTATGATGTGACCTTGGGTGGTACAAGAACCACCGGAACGGCGTCTGTTTCCGGCGCTAAGGTGACTTTTACTCCAGACGAGGTGTAAGACGTGAAAGAACTGAGCTTCGACAGCGGACTTGTTACATATTCCCTGAACGGGAAGTGTGAGGTATCTTTTAACCCGACTGACAGCAACTTTGTGGAAAAGCTGTACTCCGCCTTTGAAGAACTGGATAAAAAGCAGGAAGGGTATAAGGCACAAATTGAAAAAATTGCAGACAAGCGGGAAATCTTTGCTTTTGCAAAAGAGCGGGATGCTGAAATGCGCGGCATCATTGACGGCGTGTTTGGCGACGCGGTTTGTGATGTGCTGTTTGGCGGTATGAATGTTTATGCTTTGGCAAACGGGCTTCCGGTGTGGTGTAATCTCATGCTGGCTGTGATGGATGAAATTGATTCTTCATTCGCGCGCGAACAGAAAGCCACGAATCCCAAGCTCCAAAAGTATCTAAATAAGTACCAAAAGTATCAAAGAAGCTGAAGTAAGGAGCACGGCATGAGTTATGGACTGCCAAAAACCGTTGAAATAGACGGAGAAGAGTTTGCTATTCGCTATGATTTTCGTGTCATCCTTGACATTTTTGAAATTCTGAACGACCCAGATTTCAACGATCAAGAACGAGCTCTTGCCGTGCTCCAAATCTTCTATGTGGAATTTGACCAACTGACGGATTATGACGCGGCGATTCAGGAGTGCTTTCGCTTTATTAACGGTGGAAGAGAAGAAATATCCAAACAAAAACAGCCGCAGCTGATTTCCTGGAAACATGATTTTTCTATGATTGTTGCCCCAATCAACCGAGTCCTTGGATATGAAGTGCGGGCAAAAGAATATGATCCGCAGACCAATACAGGAGGAGTTCATTGGTGGACTTGGCTAGGTGCCTACATGGAAATTGGGGACTGCTTATTTGCACAGATCATTCGTATTCGGGAAAAAAGAGCACTTGGAAAACCGTTGGATAAAGCAGACAAAGAGTTTTATAGAAAAAACCGGGATATCATTGACCTAAAAACACAGTACACCGATACAGAGCAAGAGCTTTTGAAGGCATGGACAAAAAGTAAGACGGCACCCGAAACAGGCACCGTCTGAGGCATTCATTACTGAGCTTTTTTCAATTCTTCAATTTGCCGGGTATGTATAGCCACCGTCTTTTCAAGATCATCCACGCGATCTTCCATAATGTCTATAGCTTCTTGCGGGATCATTTTAGACCCCATTGAATCTAGCTTTTCAAACAATAATTTGAATTGTGGGGCAAATGTATTCTCAATGATTACCTGCATATTTGCCATAGACTCTTTGAGGATTTCTTTCTTCTGCTGCTCCATCATCGTATGAATCGCTTGCAGGTCCTTTTCATCTAGCATCCCGATCACCTCTTGTTTGCTATTATACGGGCTGGCTGGATAGCTGTCAAGAAACTACACCTTGAAAACTCAATAGAGATAGCAGGGGATTCTACATTTTTACTGCTTTGAATAAGTAAACGCAATATCTTTTCCAGACCAAAAATCGGGGGTAAACTTCACTTCTATTGTGGACCATCCAGATGGAACCTCATATCCAATAACACCATTCATCTTTTTTCCTGCTGCAACAGAACCATCAAGCTGTTTCTGGTTGGTGCTCAACATTGCTGAAAGGTTCATTGAAGTAGAATAATCATCAACATAAGCTTCAAACGACATGATAGAACTAACGGCTATATCTGTGTCAGAATTATTTTCTATCTCAAATTCACAGACGATAAAAACGTTTCCGTCTGTTGGAGTCATATAATTTCCGCCGTTATTTTCAGAAACGTTAACCAAGGTTACATGAATATCATTTAAAGCAGCTGTTTCTCCAACATTAAAAACAGTTTTTTCCTCGGTTTCTTTCTGAACATCTTCTGACTGTGTAGAATTATCTCCTTGATTATCTGATTGTACTAATTCTGGATTGCTGTTATCCCCAAATATAGATGCAAAAACACCTATTAAAAAAATAGCAATAAGAATAAAAGCTACATTTTTTAAAGCGTGTTTTTGTTTCGCACCACATTGAGGACACATTTTTGCCGACTTTGCGATTTCAGCTCCGCAAGATTTGCATTTTGTCATCTTTCCCATTCCAAATACCCTCCATTTTTCTTTAAAATATCAAAAAACAAGTAAAAGTATATTTTCTATACAAATCCCCTCCTCAATATATAAAACCGCTAGGAAGCAAGGTGATCTTATGGCCGCTGATGGCTCTATTGTAATTGATGTTGATCTTGATAATAAAAAGGCGCAACAAGAACTGAACAAACTAAACAAAAAAATTGAGAGCTTAAATGATCAGATTTATATTAAGCAGCAACAACAAATGCCGTTGATTGAACAATCTAGGCAACTTGGGGCAGAGCTGGATGCTGCAAAAGCAAAACTAGAAGGAATGAGAAGCGGCGGCGAGTTTTTCACGTCTTCCAGTATCAATCAGCAGGCAGAAAAGGTAAAGCAGCTCCAAAAAGAATGGGATGCTGTGCAGAAAAAGGTGGAGAGCTACGATGCTTCTATTGAGAAAACCAACATTGCCCTTAATCTGACCAAAGAAAGAGCGGGAGATATTCAAAAGCAACTTGCATCTTCTGGACCAAACACAGAAATAATGTCACAGGCCATGGAGCGGATGCAAAAGAGCGCCGGAAAGTTTTCCATGAGACTACGAGAAGTGGTACGAAGCGCGTTGATTTTTACGGTGATCTCTCAGGGACTTGCCTCTCTGCGAGAATGGTTCGGAAAGGTCATTAAAACCAATGACGAAGCGACTGCGGCCATCGGTAGATTAAAGGGGGCCCTCCTTACATTAGTACAGCCCCTAGTAAATGTGATTATACCAGCATTTACAGTATTTGTAAATGTTTTGTCGAGAATCATTACAGCAATCGCTAATGTTGTTTCCATGCTGTTTGGAAGTACCATTAAACAATCTGCACAGGCAGCGGAAGGACTGAACAAAGAAGCTGAGGCTTTAGAAGGAGTTGGGGCGGCGGCAGATGAGGCTTCCGGATCACTAGCCGGGTTTGACGAAATTAATCAGTTGGCAGGGGAATCCAAAGACGGCGGGGGCGGCACTGCTGGAAACAACATTGCGCCGACATTTGACTTTGAAGAACAAGACACAGGGATTCTTGATAAAATTTTAAACCTTGTCAAATTGATCGGGACAGCGTTGCTATATTGGAAAATTCCCGCGCAGTTTAGAAACGGTTTAAAGACTCTCTTGGGGTTATTTCTTGCGCTAGATGGTGCAATCGAATTTATCAGGAATACATTTGACGCATGGGTAAACGGTGTTACATGGGACAACCTCCTAGGAATGCTTTTAAGGGCGGCTGAACTTGTGGCAGGGCTTTGGTTAGTTTTTGGACGAGTCGGAGCGGCCGTTGGCTTGATCGTAACGGGTTTGACAATGCTTGTAACCGGATTCAGAGATGCGTATGAAAATGGGTGGAACTTACAAAATCTGATTCTCTCTATCGCGGGAATTTTGGCAACGGGAGCGGGGATCGCACTTTTCATAGGTTCCTGGATTCCAATGCTGATTGCAGGAATTGCGGCTATTGTCTTGGCAATTACGACCGCTTACGGACAAGGAGAAGCCTTATTAAACGGAATTCGAATGATTCTGCAAGGATTTATTGACTTCTTTGTTGGAGTATTTACAGGAAACATTGAACAGGCTGTCGCGGGAATTACTGGAATTTTTGATGGTCTTAATATTGCGATTACAGCGATTTTTGACGCAATCGAGACTATGATTCAAAGCTTCCTAGACTGGTTGGACGAAAAAACCGGCGGCGTACTCAGTCCTATTATTGATACAATTAAGAATTTGTTTAGATCCGCGTTTGATGGAATTAGAACTACTGTTACGAATGTAATTAACGCTATTGAACAAATTTTTACAGGGTTGGTTCAATTCATTGGAGGCGTTTTTTCCGGAGACTGGGACCTTGCATGGGAAGGGATTAAAAATATTTTCAAAGGGGCTTGGAATGGAATTGTCAGTGTGATCGAAAGCGCCATTAACCTGATTATCAGCGGGATCAATAAACTGCTAGACGGCCTCCAAGCATTGACAGCTTTTGAACTCCCGGACTGGTTGGGAGGCTATTCGTTCAAAGGAATCAACATTCCAAGAATTTCAAAAGTATCAATTCCGCGCTTGGCACAGGGCGCAGTGATTCCCCCCAACCGGGAATTCCTGGCTGTCTTAGGAGACCAGCGGAGCGGAACCAACATTGAAGCGCCGCTTGATACCATCAAGCAGGCGGTAGTGGAAGCCATGCGAGAGGTTGGTGGACAGGGGAATGGCACGATAACGGTAGTTGTCAATTTGGACGGGAGAGAGGTCGCAAGAAACACGGTTAACCATATTAACCGCATGACACAGCAAGCCGGAAAGCCGGTTCTAAACTTCTGAGGTGGATATGGAGATTTTGAAAATCAACGGGCACGACTATTCCCCATATGTGCAGAGCAAAGGTTTTGGCTGGAGCAGGGAGGACCTAGACAGCGATAAAACGACCCGCACAAAAGATGGGAAAATGCGCCGCCATAAGATTACAACCAAGCGAAAGCTGTCTTATACCATGCTAGGAATGAACCGCGAGCTTTTAGCGCAGCTGGATGATGATTTAAGCGCCGCCACGTTTCCAGCTACATACCGTGATCTGCATGGTACCATGACCAAGACCTTTTACTGCTCCTCGTTCAATGCCAATATCAGCGAAGTATGGGACGGCGATACTGATATTTGGGAGGGAGCGTCTTTCAATATCATAGAGGTATAGCTATGGCACAGATGACAAGCAAACTGTGGAAAAGTCTTTGGAGGATGCCAAACACAGAGCGGGAATATAAGTTTGAGATCAACGGAGTTGAGTACGGTCCAGATCAGGAAGTGGAGCACTCTTACAGCAACGGCCTGTTTGAGGATTTCGGAATCGGCAACGCATACACTGCCAGCTTGAAGATCAGCCTCTTTGCAGACAACATTCCAAAAGCGGCGAGCATTAAGCGGTATGTCCGCCTGAAAAATGGGACACAGGTTTCCGAATGGATTCCGAAGGGCACATTCTTCACCAACCGCAGGAGCGAGGACGACGGCGAGTGGACGCTGGAAGCCTATGACGCCATGCGTAAGGCAGAGGTGGTTTGGGAGCCGGACCAGAGCCTGGAATTTCCCATGACCATGCCGGACGCTGTTGCGGAGTTCTGCCGCATTCTGGGAGTAACGCTGGACAGCCGGACGGCGCTGAACGCCAACTACACCATTGATTATCCGGCCAACGATTACACCATCCGGAACGAACTGTGTTTTATCGCCGCCGCCCATGCGGGGAACTGGATGATAACAGACGCAAATACCTTATATCTGGTTCCGCTCCTGTCCGCTCCTCCGGAAACAAATTATTTAGTGGATGAACACGGAGACGCCATCACCTTTGGAGGTGACAGAATCCTTGTCTGAACAATTCTTTGTCGGCCTGGACATCACAGGCTTTGAGAATACCGGAAAGTATAAACCCATTTCCCGTGTGACGTTGATAGTCGATGATGAAAACGCATTGACGGCGGGGGACGATACAGGTCTGGAGATCACGGCTTCCTGCCCCCATGCAACACAGGACATGGTTAATACACTTTTATCACAGCTGCAAGGCTATGAATATCAGTCATTTACAGCAGATGCGGCCAATTTGGACCCGTCCGCAGAACTTGGGGACGGCGTTACTGTCAGTGGGCTATATTCCTTTATTTCCAGGCTAGAGGACGATGGAGATGGCTATCCAAGCATATCCGCTCCCGGAGAGGTGGAACTGGAGGACGAATACCCGTCTGCTGGTCCCATGACGCAGGAGTTTAATCGCAAGATCGCAGAGACCCGTTCCACGATCACAAAAACGGCGGAAGAAATCCGTCTGGAAGTGGAAAACGAAATTGAAGGTCTGTCGTCCAGCATTTCCGTTCAGTTGGATAGCATTACATCCACAGTGCAGGGTTTGAATGGACAGGTTTCCACGATTTCGCAAAAGGTGAACAACATCACACTCACGGTGCAGAACGGCACGGACCGCTCGTATATTGATCTCTCTGTGGGCGGCGTTACGGTTGCCTCGCAGGTCATTCGATTTACTGGGGATGTGGTGTTTGAGTCCAGCCTGACCGACGGCTCCACCATGATTTCCGGAGACAACATTTTGACTGGCGAGGTCTCCGCAGAATATATCCGGCTGGGCGGAGAAATGGCAGTCTATGAGAGCCTTAGTTCCAGGGCTGACCTGGGCGGCTACATCGGGTATGTGACCAGCTACGATTATAACGGCTCCCGCACCTATGGGATGGGTATGATTGAAGCTGTCAGTGAAAATCAGGTAGTTGCTACTAGCGGCGGCGTTCGTATGACCACCGATAATGGCGAGGTCGTTGTGGCGACAAATATTACACTGGACACCCGAAATGCCGTCAATGTGTACGCAAACCGCTTTACATCAGATGTGGAGCTGAATGTGACTTCTGACCGAAACGCAAAGGATGACATTCGGTATGATGTTGCTGAAAAATATATCTCTCTGTTTGACCGGCTGAACCCAGTGAGCTTTCTCTATAAAGGGAAAGAAGCCAAGCGCCACCTGGGCTTTATCGCACAGGATGTGGAGGATGTTTTAAATGAAATCGGGATGCCGCTGGATGATTTCGCGGCCTTGTCCGTAGATGACGAGGGGCGGTATGGCCTTTCTTATGGAGAGTTTGTCGCGGTGCTGACGGCAAAAATTCAGCAGTTGGAACAACGATTGAAAGCTTTGGAGGGCTGATATGGAAGAGACAAAGAAATTGATTGATGATGCGATTGCCATTCTTTCAACGCTTTCTGTGAATGGAGACGCGGTAGAAGTGATGGCAGCAGCCAAGAGCAAGCTGCGGAAAGCATCCGCAAATCTCAAGGAGGAACCCGATGGCCGATAAGAATATCAGTACGCTCCCGGCAGTGGAGAGCATCGACAATGACTCCCTCTTTGTTGCGGAGCAGCAGGGAGTGGCTTCCAAAGTGACGGGCGCGCAGGTTGCGTCATTTGCCAAGGAAGCAGCTAACGCCAATGTACAAGCGGCTGTAGATGCGGCGAAAAAAGCGCAAGAGGCCGCAGAGACCGCAGAAGCGGCGGCGCAGGTAACAGCCCACCCGCCCCAGGTGAACGAGGAGACGGGCTTCTGGCAGGTATGGAACAGCGGAACCGGGGCCTATGAAGATACCACCATTCAGGCGGAAGGTCCTGTCGGCCCGCAGGGAACGTCTGTAAAGAGCATTACGCGCACCAGCGGTACCGGAGCGGCGGGAACCACAGACACCTACACGATGTACGATTCGGACGATGAAGCGATTGGAACATTTACCGTGTACAATGGCGCGGACGGCATCGGCTCCGGCGATATGCTGAAAAGCGTATACGACACGAAGAATAAGAACACGGATATTTTTACTTACGCGGACGGGATTCTGGACTCCGCGAAGAGCTACACAGATACCTCTATTCAGGCGGCGATCCTGGACAGTTGGGAGGCGAGCTATTGAGCACTCAGGGGGACAAGCTGAAAGCGATTGCGGACGCTATTAGAGCGAAAGAAGGCAGCTCTGCCCCTATTGCTGCCAATGATTTCCCGGCGAGAATCGCGGCGATTGAGACGGGGACGCAGCTTCCAACATTGACAAATCCCGGCACGGCGGCAGATATGGCACGGGGGAAGCAGCTGATTGACCAGAATGGCGAGATTGTGACGGGGACAGTTAATGAAATTTTCGCAAGTTCAAATTATACGGTTATGGGCGACACTCAAACGCTAAATGACAATAATCTTCGGCTGGACTACACTTTTGGAATGGACATAATTATGAGACGGAATTCCGTATTTAGCATAGTGCGTCCAATTAGCAACTTCGGCAACGCCACTGCCGCAGACGTTCTATTTGGAAAGACGTTTACTAGCACAGCTGGCGTAAATGTAACGGGTACCGGCGCGTTTATGACTCCAACTTTGCAAACAGTTGTAGCTGACGGAACTCCATATTTAAGGGTTCCCTATACAGGGTCTGTCATTCCTAATTTTGTTTTCATTTATGCAGATGGAATCGTCTTCACTGATAAAGCGTTCTTTATGCTGTCTCGTATTGGCATGAAAGCCGCATACTCCGCAAGAAATTATACGGGAGTTTGGGATAGCGATGATATTTCTAGTGGAACGATCGACCCTACTAAACTATCGTTTTTCAACGACGTGGTAAATTCAAGGCTAGACATCATGGGGCCGTTAGATGGTATGTCAAATTTTGTGTGGGAAAACAGTATGACTTATAACGTTATAATGTTCTATTAAGCAGTACGGATAGAAAAAATTCTGGATAGGTTTTATAGTTTATTCCTCAAAGGAGGGCGTCATGTTCCATCTACAAGCCAACAAAATATATTTGGAAGTCTGCGCAAAAGAGGGCGTGACCAGTGGTTCCGTTAATGTCTACACGGTTCGATTTTCCTTCAACTCGGATTGGGATGGCCTGGACAGGACGGCGGTATTCCACGCGGGCGACGATCAAATTTCCGTGGTGTTGGACGACTCCAGCGAGTGCCAAATCCCGTGGGAGGTATTGGAGAATCCGGGGCGAAACCTGTCGGTTGGCGTATATGGAACAAAGGGCGGCACAGTCGTTCTCCCCACCATCTGGGCGCAGCTGGGAGAAATCCGGGAGGGCGTGTCGCTGGGCAGCAACGCGCAGCCTCCCACACCAGATGTGTACAGTCAGATTTTAGAAGCCGCCAAACAGGCGGAAAAGATTGCGCAGAGTGTACGGGATGACGCGGACGCCGGAAAGTTTGACGGAGAACCCGGCCCGGAGGGGCCACAGGGACCGCCCGGAGATGGAGTGCCGGAGATTACCCCAGAGGACGAAGGAAAGTTTCTGGGTGTTCTGGACGGCGCTGCGGAGTGGGTTTTGGGAGGCTCCGGTTCCGGCAATGTATCATCTCCGGAGATATCAGTGATCCGTGTGATGGACAGGCAGGAATATGAGGAGCTTCCCACAAAGAGCCCCACCACGCTCTATCTGATTCGGGGGTAGCAAAATGATTTATGCAGGAACAGAGACCATAGAGACCTTGATGCTGGGAGAGATGGGGATTAAAACCATCATGGCTGGCAGCGAGAATGTTTATGAAAGGCCAGGGGCCTATGTATATATCCAACTTGACACAAAGGAGAGTCAGTAAATGGCAAGCTATTTTAACCTAACTCTTGATACCACCGCACCGTCTGGCCTGACACTGCAAATCAATGATGGGGCACTGTATGCGACCAGTACAGCGGTAAAGCTGACCATTGGAGTCAGCGACGAGCAGACCACCGGCTACCAGATGAAAATCTGGGGAATTAATGGTGTTGCGGAGGAAGAGTCCGCCAGCTGGGAGACCTTTGCCACCAGCAAGAGCGTCAACCTGACTTCTGGGGATGGCCTGAAGACTGTACATATCAAGGTCCGTGACGATGTGGGCAACGAGAGCGCCGAGGTGACGGATGATATCACTCTCAACACTACGGTTCCCGTGGTCACAGTCACCGGCCCGGACAAGAGCAAGATTTCCAAGATTGCGGGATTCAATCAGTCTGTTATCAACTTTACTTCCGATGTGGAGTTTGACGAGTACAAGGTTTGCGTGGTTCCTGCCAATTCCAGCGAGCAGGATGCGGGCACCCTGATCCCCACCACTGGCGGCTCCATCAACACCAGCGGAAACGAGGGCAATTATCCCGCCACCACTAATATCCAGGTTACGATTAACGGAACCGATTTGGAGAGCGCGTCTACCGGAGACGGCGTGAAGATTGTCAAGGTCTTCGTCAAGACTGCCGCAGGCATTTGGAGTGTGGCATAATGGCGGCCCCAAAGCTGACATTCTCTATTTCTGGAGAAAAGGTCTCCGCCGTGTCTGGCTTTGATTATATCATTGTGGCGTTTCAGTCAGATATTCCCTATCAGGCGTTTGAGTGCCGCGCTACGAAGGCTGGGGAGGAGTACGGCGTGGGGAAGGGGGCGCTGATCGCGTCCTTCTCCACCACCCCGGCGAACACACAGCGGAGTTTCGAGGTGTATGACGATTACCTTGTTCATGGAGACGGGAACTATCGAATTTCCCTCTTTGCACAGGGGGAAGACGGAAGCTGGAACGACAACTACTATTATATTCCTGTTGGCAGCACAGCCTACATTACCGCCGATGGGGAGCCATATCTCTGCATGAGGGAGTGATCATATGCCGACAACAGATGGATATAACGGGGCCTACACGGGACCGGAAATTGACAAGGGAATCGCAAGAGCGAATCAGGCCGTTACGGTTCCCGGAAGCGGAACGGCTTCTATGTCCGAAACCCTCGGCTCCGGCCCATACACGATTGAGTTTACGGAGGAGGCGGACCCGCAAGATGTAAGCGCCTCCGAGATCACTTATAACAACACGGAGTCTGGTATGGCGGCCACCAATACGCAAGAAGCCATCGACGAGCTTTTTCAATCTGTCAGTGAGGGCAAGTCCGTGATTGCCGCCGCAGTCACTGACAAGGGGGTTGAAACTGCGGCGACGGACAGCTTTACGGCAATGGCGCAGAAGATTGGACAGATATCGACCGGGGCAGAGATAGTTTATGGAACTTTCATTGGAAACGGAAGTAATTCCATTACAGTCCCGAGTTTGGCAGGGTATACCAATGTTGCTGCAATCACCACTGCGCAAAGTAGAGAGCTTGCAAACAGAGAATTTTTGATAGTTTCGCTTTTTTATACAGACTCAGTAAAATTACTGGCATATGCGTATAGAGCAGACAATTCTGCTGACCTTCGCCGATCATATATACATACTACAAACCTAACATACAACGCTCAAAACGGGCAAATTACAGGTGGCGGTTCTATGGTGTTTATAAATGGCGTCACTTATAACTATGTCGCCTGGAAATCATGAGGGGGTGAATCATGGCACTCTACGTAAACGGAAAAAAAGTGGCCGGGATTGGACTTCCCGGCAAATCAGCTTATCAGTATGCGGTTGATGGGGGATATACGGGGACGGAGGAAGAATTTCAGGAAGTACTCGCCAATGCGGGCGGAAAGCCGATGGGTCATGGTGTGACGCTTTCTGTGTCTGCATGGTCTGGAAATTCTCAGACAATCACTGTTCCAGGAGTACTTGCAGACGAGACAAAGCAGCTGATTCAGCCTGTGCCTGCTATTGCCTCGCAAGCCGCTTATCTCGCTGCCGGAATCCTCTGTACCGGACAAGCCGCTGATAGTCTTACCTTCACCTGCCAGACGGTTCCGGAAGCGGATTTGACGGTGTATGTGGTAATGACTGATGTTAAAAGCTAAGGAGGACACATGATTGCAAATCAGATGATACCTATTTCTTCCGCAAAAGCTGTGGTGGGAGTTGCAAAATTATCTGGCTCTCCCGCATCATCAATTTCTATTGCTGATTTAAAAGGTAAGGAAAATTTTGTGATCTTTCCGGCTTCTGGAACTTTCCAATCATCCTCCGGAAAAGCGCCCCTAGCAGACGCTTGCTGTATTAATGGGACTGTATGGGGGCATTATCCTGGCGTTAGTGCCTTACAATCGGCTGATGTTACCTTTGATAAGAGTAATGGTGCAGTGACCATGTCAGGTAACGCCATGTTTGGCATCGGTCTTTATTATTATGTCGCGTGGTGATACCTATATATTCCATAAAAAACATAGGTTTTTGCAGTAAAAGCAAGATCAAGTATGCGCGCCAAACCTTAAGGGTCCAGCGGCTTCCCGGTTTTCCAGTCCCGGCCTGGTTCATGAGCGACCCATGAAGTTTCCCCGCAAAAGGAACAGGGATGATGCCAGTCCCAAGAACCCCATATGGTGGAACCATCTGGCGGAGTGAAAGGGGCCATTCGTCCACACTTTGAGCAGATAACAATAACTTTATACAAATCCATATCCATATCATCACCTCAAAAAGATTATACCACAGATAGGCGGTGCTGCCCATGAGTAATGAAAAATGTATCATAGACCCACAGCGGGATTGTTTGGGCCTGCAAAAAGCGGATATGCTGGAAAAGCAGATAACGGAACTCCGAGAATCCGCGCGAGGGACTCATAAAGAGATGTTTGACCGCATTCGGGAGCTTGAAAAGGTAGAAGCCGCCCGGAACGAACAGTATAACAACATCATGAAAAAACTGGACAAGCTGATCGAGTGGCAGGAGACAGAACAGCAAAAGCCTGGAAGACAATGGAGCGATATTAAAAGCAAAGTGGTTGTTGCGGTGCTTTCCTCCATTTTGACAGCAGCGGCGCTTGCGGTTCTAAGCTTGATTGTTCCCTAATCAACAGTTTGTTATCAACCGGCACAGCCGGAAATTTAGAAAGGAAGTATCTATCATGAACAAGACCATCAACGACATCATTAACAATTACACCAGTGGCAAGACTCCCGTGGGGGACACCAACAAGGCACTGAAAGAGGCCGGTGCTGGATTTTCCTTTCAGCCTGGAAAGAATGCCCTGACGGCTGAGGAGATCGCCGCCACCAAGGTCGGCGCCCGACCCAACGACGCCACAGGCTACGGCCTGATGTCCAGCGGCACCGGCACGATGGACAAGGTGCATGTCGTAAAGGGAAAGCTGCAGGGCGGCGCCGTCAACACCGTCGGCTCCGATGGTATGCCTAACGAGTGCGATATTGTCTATATTGGCGGTCAGGTGTGGCAGGTGTACGGTGACGAGCTGGGCAACCTTGCGCCTGAGAAGGCTCCCTGGTGGGCCTCCATGCACACCTTCACCGGCGCAGTGGCATGGCAAAAGGAAATCGACAAGTACATCCCCGAACAGGATATGGTGTACAACCGGCCCAAGTATCATGGCCAGGAAGTGGTGAAGGGCGCTCTGCGGTACATCTATGCCGAGGACGGGTCCTGCAAGTATCAGCCCAAGTCTATGGCGGACTACGACAAGGACCACGGGAGGGTTTAATCTATGGATGTTTCTTCTCTCGGCATCACCGGTGTGGCGGCAATCACCGTCATTTGCCTGCTGATCGGGCAAGGCGTGAAGGCATCCGGGCTTGACAACAAGTGGATTCCCATTGTCTGCGGAGTGTTTGGCGGCGTTCTGGGTGTTGCGGGCATGTTCATTATGCCAGAATTCCCCGCCACGGATTACATCACCGCCGCGGCTGTCGGCATCGTGTCTGGCCTGGCGGCTACCGGTGCAAATCAGGTTTTCAAGCAGCTGGGGAGTGGTGGAAATGCCTGACCATCTGGCGGTAACAATCCCCCTGACAGACATCCAGCGCATCCAGCTCTACATCAACACCGCTCGCCGGTCTCTCTCTCAAATTCAGAGGGAGACCGGGGCGGATTACATCCTCAACGGCACGCTCTACAACATGAGCACGTTTGTACCTAATTGCCACTTGAAAGCAGATGGGAAGGTACTCTGCAAACCGGATTACACAGTCTTTGGCTACTCCTGGAATGATGGGCCGGACATTTCTATGGACACGCTGCCAGACGCCTCTCAGCGCAATTATATCACTTGCACACCGCTGATTGTTTCCGGAAAGCCAGTCTCCAAATTGATCTATGACGAGGGGCAGGGCGGCAAACGGGGACGCTCTGCCATTGGCGTCAAGGACGGCTCTCTGGCCCTGTACTGTACGAGGGACGGAGGGAGTATGACCCGGACGCCGGAAGCGCTCAGGGACGATCTGACAGCGGCAGGATGGGATTCCGCGGTTATGCTGGATGGCGGCGGCTCTAGCCAGTGTTATTTCAATGGAGCGGTCATCCAGAGCAGCAGGAACGTGCATGATTTGATTCTGGTCTATCTCAAGAAAGGGGAGACAACTGTGGAAAAGAAAAAGGTGGTCCTGGACCCGGGCCATGACGCGGGAAACCTCGCCAACAAAAGCCCGGACGGAACCTATTATGAGCATGAGTTTGCCCTGGACATGGGGAAACGCATTCAGAGCATCCTGGAGCGGCATAGCGTTGCCGTCACCATGACCAGGACTGGCGGCGGGGAAATCAGCCTTGCGCAGCGGTGTACGATTGCAAACGCCATCAAAGACCTGGATTTGTTCGTGAGCCTGCACAGCAACGCCGCTGGAAATGGAGGCTGGTCCTCTGCCTCCGGTTGGAGCGCATATGTCTACAAGACCAGCGGGAGCGGCTATAAGGCGGCAAAGGATATCCTGGAGGCCGCCAAAGACGCCGGAATTACTGTCAGGTCTACACCGATTGTGACGGACTCGTCGCTGTATGTCTTGAAAGGCACCGTGGCTCCGGCTGTTCTGATCGAGCATGGCTTCCACACCAATCAAACAGACACCGCAAATCTCAAAAACTCCGCATACCGGCAAAAACTGGCGGAAGCGGAAGCAAAGGGCATCCTGAACTATCTGGGGATTGCCTGGAAGGAGGAAACTGTGGACAATCCTTCTGAAAGTGATCTGGCGGTCCAGTGGGTGCAGGAGAACGGCATTATGCTGGGCAACACGAACGGCGACATGATGCTGGACCAGCCCGTTACCCGCAGACAGTTTGCCGTGATGCTGTACAGGTATCACAATTTGAAGTAAAAGGACGTGAACCAATGAGCGCAAGAGTGAAATTACCGCCGCCGCTGGATAAACTCTTGCGCTCTCAGCTGGAAAGAGCTATCTATGAAGCCGCCATGGACCAGGACGATGAACTGATCGCAAAACGACGCATCATTGATAAATGGGGGCAGATGGACGTGGCGGCGGAGCTTGGTTGGTATCGGAGTACAGTTAGCGACCACGAAAAATACATATTCCAAAGGGTTAAGGATGTAGCAAAACAACTCTATACGGAAAAGGGAGCCGAGGATTAATCCGGCTCCTTTTTTAATATTTTGTTGCAAACCATCCGATACACTGAGGAATTGGAAAATTTTCGTTGTAATATCGTTTCACACAAATATGTCTTGTATCTTTCCACCCAGTTCTTTTATCTTCTATCCCATCTTCTTCCAACACAATATCGTTTTTGGAAAATGCCTCTCCCATAACATCGTCAGTATGCTGCTTGACTATATACTCTTTCATATCCTCTACATTATTAAATTCTTTTGCTTCTGACATAGCTTCTTTCAGTCCGCCTCTATGGGGTCGATATATAATCATATTTTTCACGCTCCCTTGCCATTATTATAAAGTAACATCTCAAAAAGTAAATACAAAAAATTACGCGAATCCCCCATAACTTCCACACACCCCCCGCATGGGCGCCACCCATGCGGGGATTTTTTATGCGACAATAGAGACATGGAGGACGTGAGGATTCAAGGGCTGTACACGTCGCAGTCCTCCTCACGGACTCCTTATTTTTGTTGCAAAGGACGTGTTATTTTGCTTGTGAATGGGTCTGAGCTTGTCAAGCGGCTGGTAGCCTGCGGATGGACCATATCCAACGCCGCTGACACCTGTTTTCAGTATGCGGCAGAGGGGAAATTTTCAGAATTGGAGGCGTTCATCCGGCAGCAGGAATTGTTGTTCGATGACCGGCGTGAATATGCGGTTTGAATTTTACAACGAAAACCCAGCCGGACGTAATGTTGGGGATTGCACAGTCAGAGCGATTTCTAAAGCCCTGGGCCAAAGCTGGGACGCTACCTATTGGAATCTCTGTATTGAAGGAAACCTGCTCAAAGATATGCCGTCAAGCAACGCTGTTTGGGGAGCCTATCTGCGCAGGCAGGGCTTCGAGAGGGACATTGTCAGAGATGATATGTCTGTAGCGGATTTCGCAGCAGAGAACCCACATGGGACCTATATTCTTGCTCTGTCTGGCCATGTGGTCTGTGTCCAGGATTCTATTATATATGACACCTGGGACAGCGGGAATGAGATCGTTTTGTATTATTGGCAGAAGGAGTGACGTGATATGGCCTATTATCCGCAGTATTACCCTCAGCAGCCCTATCCCTACCAGCCACCCATGATGGATAACCTTGCCCAGCTCCGGGCGGGGCAGTATCAGCAGCCGGTTCCCCCGCAGACGCCGCAGCCTATGCCGCAGCAGAGCGGTCAGAGCATGGTGTGGGTCAGCGGACAGGCGGAGGCTATGTCCTATCTGGTGGCTCCCAACAGTGCTGTTGCTTTATGGGACAGCAATGCGCCCACCATCTATCTCAAACAAGCGGACGCATCTGGTAAGCCCAGCATCAAAATTTATGATCTGGTGGAGCGCGGAAATACTGCGCAGACGGTCCAGGCGGCCCCTCAGACGCCCCACGTGCGCTATGCCACACAGGATGACTTGGAGGCACTTGCGGCCCGTGTAGACGCTCTGAGCGCGAAGGAGATGACTCAGGCGAGACCGACCAACAAAAAGCCTGCAAAGGAGGATGCTGAATGAATCCGTTTTTCAACGCTATGGGCGGAAATAAACAGCCCAACATGATGCAGCAGTTTCAGCAGTTTATGAACCAGATGAAGGGCAAAGACCCAAATGCAGTGATTCAGGACATGATGCAGTCCGGGAAAATCACCCAGGACCAATACAACCAGGCCCGCCAGCAGGCACAGCAGATGCAGGGCATGTTTGAGGGGATGCGGAAAATGTTCGGAAAGTAACCATTTCCAAACCAATTATTAAACCAATTCAAACCATTTAATCAAATAATCAAAATCCGTGGCCACGGTTTTGAAATAAATCTACAAAGGAGATTACATCATGAGTCTTTCTTCTGACGGCGGCACTGTTATGACAATGCCGGTTACTCCCGCTTATCAGGGCGGCGGTAATGGTGGTTTTGGCTGGGGTGGCGATTGGGCCTCCTGGATTATCCTGTTTCTGATCTTCGGCATGTTCGGCTGGGGCGGTTATGGCGGCGGCTGGGGTGGTAACTCCGGTAATGGCCTGGGCTCTCCTTCCGGTCAGGGCTGGGCCACCCGTGCGGACATTAACGAGGGCTTTGCTCTGAACAACCTACAGAGCGGCATCAATTCCATCCAGAACGGAATCTGTGATAGTACCTACAGCCTGACCAACGCCATCAACAATGGATTCCACGGTGTGGACACCGCCATGTGCAATCTGGGCACTCAGCTCCAGCAGTGCTGCTGCGACAACGCCCGGGCTATTGACGGCGTAAACTACAACCTGGCAACCCAGACCAACGGCATTCAGACTGCCATTCAGGGCGTTCGGTACGATATGGCTACCCAGGCTTGCGACACCCGCAACACCATTCAGAACAGCACGCGGGACATTATTGACAACGCCAACGCAAACAGCAGAGCTATTCTGGACTTCCTGACTCAGGACAAGATCGCCACGCTGACCGCTGAGAACCAGTCCCTGAAATTCCAGGCTTCTCAGGCGGCTCAGAACGCGTTCATTACTGCAAACCAGGAGGCGCAGACCGCCGAGCTGATTCGCCGCATCAATCCTATGCCAGTTCCGGCCTATCAGGTTCCGAACCCCTATGCCGGTTGTGGGTGCTATAGCTCCTGCGGCTGCTAAAACCACATACATCAGCTTTCCGGCATGACCGGAATGTTCGGCCCCGTGCCGATACTACAACAACGCGGCGGGGCAATGGCTCCGCCGTATTCTTTTATGAGAAAGGATTGATTTTATGGCTGAATTTACAAACGTATTTGTTCAGCAGATCGCGGCTAATGGGAATGCAGTTTTCAGCGAAACGCCCGTTTCCGGCTCTAATTGTATTGTTCATCGGGATGGTTCTGGCATCATCACTCTGCGGGGGATGACGAATCAGTGCCGTGCCCGCTACAAGGTGGTATTTGGCGGGAATATTGCCATCCCGACTGGTGGGGCAGTGGGTCCCATCTCCGTCGCTATCGCCGTGGAGGGCGAGGCACTTGGAAGTGCGACAGCTGTTGTGACGCCTGCGGCAGTCGAGGACTTTTTCAATGTATTCGCTGCCGCATTTATTGAGGTTCCCCGCGGCTGCTGTGTGACAGTGGCTGTCAAAAACACCTCCACAGAGACGATTGAGCTGGAAAATGCCAACGTGATCGTTGAGCGTGTATGCTGAAAGGAGAGAGCAAAATGAAAGCACTGTATGAGCTGAAAGAGAAGTTTGAGATGGAGCTGGAGGAACTAGCTCGGAAGGGAGAGCTGGGCGCTGGCGATTTGGAGCTGGCACATAAGCTTACCGACACCATCAAGAACATTGACAAAATCTGTGCTCTGGAGGAAGATGGCGGTTACTCTGAGGCCGGAGACTGGGAAGGGCGCGGGTCTTACAATCGCGGTTCCAGCTACGCCAATCGCGGCAAGCACTACGTTCGGGGCCATTACTCCCGAGATGGTTACAGCAATCGCGGCTACAGCCGTGAAAGCGGTTACAGCCGACATGACGCAAAAGAGCAGATGATGGCCCAGTTGGAGGATATGATGGGCTCTGTGTCGAATGAGCGGGAGCGTGAGGCTATCCGCCGCTGCATGGAACAGCTGGACCGTGAGTAAGGGGGTGCCGCCATGAATGGCACCAACGAAGCGCGGGAAGGCTCCCGAGAATGGCTCCTTTTAAAAATTGCGGAATGCATGGTCGAACCAATGAGCGAACGGACGGCAGAACGTTTAAGCACTTACAGCGGAGCGTACAACGCTATCTGCCAATGGGAAAACGGAAAACCTCCCGATTCCAATTCACCTAAACCGTTTACCCAGGAAGAGGCGAAAGAGTGGACCAGCGCAATGCAGAATGTAGACGGCACTACCGGTCCACACTGGACGTTGGAACAAACCAACCAGATCATGACGCAGAGGGGAATCAATTGCGACCAATATCAATGGTGGGTAGCTATGAACATTGTCTATTCCGATTACAGCAAGGTTGCTAAGAAGCTCAATGTCAGCAACATCGACTTCTATGCCGAAATTGCGAAAGCGTTTCTGGATGATCAGGACGCCGCTCCCGACAAGCTTGCTCGGTACTATGAGTTTGTCGTGAAGCACTGATGATAGTCCCCGCTCTCTCATGAGGGCGGGGATTATATTACATAATATTACTGCAACTACAGAGGGAGAAATATTAAGTAATAAAATTCATTAAAAATTTTTCAAACATTTAAGGAATATTCTATGTGCCTATCAGGGTAAATTTTGATTTCTTTGATAATAATCCGCCAAAATTCTCGTTTTTCTTCTCGGTTGAGTCCGTCGTAAGATTCCTTCCAGTTTTCAATCAACACCCTATCAATGCTCTCAAAGTCCTGCTTTTGTTCAGGGAGTGCAGCTTTCTCTAAATCACTAATTTTTGCGAGAAGTGATTCACGGTCTGTCTTTAATTCTTCTAGTGTGATGATATCATTCAAATATAAATCCTTCAGTTTGTTTAACTTTGACTTTGCAGCAGAGATTTCTGCACGTGATCTTTTGTTGATTTCCGCATTTTTGAGAGCGGAAAAGTTGGCCTTGTATTCGTGAAATTTGTTGGCTACTGTCGCAAGAAGATACTCTTCAATTTTCCTTTCACCAAGATTAACACGATTTTGGCATCCATTCTGCTTTGTATAGTGTCCGTTGCAATTGTAGAACACATACGTCTGCTTTGTGTTAATACGAGCACCCATCCTGTTGCCGCACTCCGGGCAAACCACTAATCCGGAAAACAGATAGGTACGATTATTCTTTGCCTTTCGGACAACCTTCCTCCGCATAGCTTGAATTTGTTCATGATCTTCTTTAGTGATATAGGCAGGACACATTCCGTCCATATTGTAATATTTCCCATAATATGTAGTGCTGCGCAGCATCTTATCAATAAGATGGTATCTCATTAAAACACCATATTTTTCTCTGATAAATTCGGAAGTTTTAGAAATGGAACCGGAGGCTAAATACTTCTTAAAGAAATCGTTAACAAGAGCCTCTTTGGATTCGTCTTTTTTGAATGATTTTCCTTCAATTTTATAACCAAAAGGTATATTCCCGGTAAGAGGCTCCAACCGCGCCCGCTTTCCCTCAAAAACGAACTTGATACGCTCACTGGTCCGATCTGCTTCATCTTGGGCAACAGACAACATGATATTTACTTTCAGCCGTCCGGATGCGGTTGTCGTCTCATAATCCTCTTGTGTCGCCTGCCAAGAGACATTGTATTGGTCTAGGATTTCTTGAACGGCATAGTAGTTCCCCACATTTCTAAACCATCTGTCCAGCTTTATGAACAAGATCAGATCAATCTTCCCAGCCTTACAATCTTCAAGTAAACGCAAGAGAGCAGGGCGTTTCTTGTATGGTTTTCTGGCGGAAATGCCAGCATCTTCATAGATGCCAGCAATCTTCATTCCGTGAGATTTTGAAAATTGAGTCAGGTTGTTTTTTTGGTCCTCCAGAGATAGGCCGTGCCGGGCCTGCTCTTCTGTACTGACTCGAATATATAACGCAGCCCGTTTCACAAATGCGCACCTCCTAAGATCACGCCGCCAGGGGATTCCTGACGGCGCTATTTGTCTAACTCCTTTATGTCTTTAGCGGTATGCTTTGAAATTGCAGAGGCTCCCGTTTTTTCTTCCAGTTCTTTGCGGGCGTTTCTGGCGATTGCGCCACCTTGTCTAGCTACTTTCTTACTAGGCTCAAGTCCTTTTGGATTTGTTGCTTTAGAAATTTCTGTTGTAGAAACTTCTGCAAGCATATTGAGGACAAGCTCTGTATTCGTCATATTATCTCGCAGGCTTTCTTTTTTTAACCCTTTGAACGCCTTATATTCTCCGGTAGTCATACCGGCCCAAGCTTTTGTCAACTCATTTGTTAGAATGGCATATTCCAAATCTTTGATACCGGCCCGGTCCCATTCGTCAGTGAGTTCTTTGCGGAATTCAATGGATTTAAGCCGCTGAGTAATCCATTTATCGGAATATCCTTTTTTCTTGTATGTATAGAGTGCCCGCTGGATAGCGATTTCTGGATCGGCGGTTTCGTCAAGACGCTGACTACTTACTACAGCCATCCACTGTTTGAAAGGTTCTGCTTTAGGAGATGGAATTGATTGAATTAATCGGAGCAATTGGGTGGTGTCCGCAACATCAGTTAGACGCATTTTGCCGTCGGCAGCAGGCATCTTCAAAGCGTTACAATTTGTAACGGTTTCATTTCCCTCATCTTTCAGCCTTTTTTTCAATACTCTCCAATAGGTTTGCGGATTGGGGCTATCAGTTAAAGCGCGGATAACATCAACAATAGAAAAATACCACTCTTCCTTCTCTTCATCCCACGCGGTCCTAATCTGACTGCTTTCAAAAAGCTTAATATCTGTTTTCTTCTTATCCATTATTCCTCCATAAAATAGTGTGATAGGTGATTCCTGACGGCGTATTATAGTTATTCTAGTCCATAACCATGTTTACTATATACAATATAATCATCAAATAAAATGGTTGCATAAGACAAAGTTCCGCCAGTCCCCTCCCAGCGATATGTTTTTATAGTTCCAACAGAGCTTCCGGCATCTCCGACCTCACTTTGAAGAACACCATCACTACCTATAATTTCTCGAACCTCTGTTAATGTCATTCCGACCGCTATTTGATCATACTCAAATTGACTGATAGTTGGAGGATTAGTCTCTGTTCCGCTATCTATTGGTTTGAAAAGATCAAATTTTATAGAACCATTATATCCACTTGCCAAGATACTTTCATCTGGCGACTCAATTTGTGCGCAAATTGTTGATGTAGAATAATTAGTTGCGAGTTCTTGCGATTTGGCCAAAGCTGAATTAAGTGCAGCAACGATTTCCTCCCAGTTTTCTGGTTGACTATCTTTAGAAAGATCGGAGCGAATATAAACCATAATGCGTGTTTGAAGATTTTGCACAGAAACTTCCGCCCCAGGGATAACCTCCGAAAAAATATTTTCTAAATCTGTATAATCTGCGCTATCTTCTGTTTCATTAACTTCTGAAAGCTCTGTTTCATCATCCTGCTGTATAGTGGGTTCATCAATATCTTCGGTGGGCTGCTCAGATTCCCCGCAAGCAGACAGCAAGAACAAGAAAAGACAAGAACACAACAAGAGACGCAACATTTTTTTCATTTTCCACTCCTCCTAATTTTACCGCCTTTTAGCGGTTTTTATTTTTCAATATTTCTAAAATAAATTTCCTTATTCGACAAAATACAACAAAATTAAGTACAAATATAGCGTATAGTTCAAACATAGGCCACTAAAACGTGCCGAAATTAGAAAATTTATATAATTCTGATTGGGAGGGGCACAGACTGGGAGGAGGGCGCAACATGACGCCGAAGGAAGAAACTGTTGATATGCTTAAGAAAGAAATTAAACTAATCTTGGAAAGAAACAGAGACGTACCTTATCTAAAATCCCTGCTTACACGTGCCCTTATCCTAGAAAAAATACACCACAAATAATCGAAAAGGCTCCGGGTAACCGGGGCCCTATTTTTTTGTAAA